ATGAAAGACCTTTATCATCGTAAGCAAGGTCAAGTACGCGCTCGGAGGGATTCGAACCCCCGGCAGACGTGGTACCGGAAACCTATTGCGGAATTATATACGATTCTTACTACGAAAGCCTTACGTACACTTATTTCGGATAACGGTCCGTACTATTTCGGACACGAATCCGGAATGTAATCAATGCGATTATACACCGGATATTGTAGGCGGTCAACGTTTCGAATGTTGGTCGCACCGTGCGACGATCAATCCGCTTCAATAAACGCTTCGAACGTCTCTAATTTACCACGCATTTTCCTACGTTTTGCCTCGCTTGCTGCACGCTGGAACGAAATATACACGTAGTCATCAAAACGGCTAATTTCGTTCAATTTCGCTTTGAGTATCGTTTTGTACCACGCATCTACGAATGGCTCCGGATCATGCTCGATCATTAGCGTATGATCTACGGAAGCCTTAGCACGCAATAACAAGCCGTAATATTTATAGATTTCTGCTGCGTCAAAGTAGCGACTCATAGCGTTGTAGATTTCCGTTGGCAACGAGTTTTTCAGCGCTTCAGCCGGCACCGCAGCCGTATCTTTAACGTGCTTTTGATTTAAGTGATTAATAGAATCCGATGGTTCATTTTCGATTTTTACCGGCTCAACCGTTGGTACATCGGCGTTTTCCGGCGCTGGTCGAGTGGTCACTGTCGACTGGTCATTCGCAGCTAACGGTAAGATGACGATGATGTTTGCGCCCTTGCCTCCGTTGATTTTACGAGTCGTTGCGACTTTCTTTACGATGTTCAGCGCAGCCAATTGATTAAGAACGCGGCGTGCCGTCTTGACGGATTTACCAATTAGGTCCGCTAAGGTTTCCGCTTTGAGATGCGCTGCGCCTGCGAACTTGACCGCATAACGTGCGATCTGTTTAAGTGCCGCCCGCGCCGTGTCGGATAAGTCGTATGAATTTCGTTTGATGTGTTCGTAGACGGCCGTATTTAGAGCCTGCGTCGATGAGAACGTTTGGTGTTCCGCTAAGTAATGCATATCGATACCTCCTATACATTTATTCGTTAATACGTATATTACGCTTATACGTATAATAAGTCAACGAAAATAATTACGTTTATACGTATTTACGTAAACGAATAGATACGGTATAATAGACAAAAAAGCAACGGAGGTCCCTTATGAGGCATGTCGTTTTGCGCATTGATAAACTTATGGAGCAGCACGGATTGACTCAGGTTGAATTTGCAGAGAAGGCTGGAATACGTCAAGCTGCCATCTCGCAACTGGCCCGTAATCACGTAGCAAGAGTTTCTGTCGATCATTTAAACCGCATCATCAATACGTTTGAGATAGACGATATTTCCGAATTGATAATAATTGAAAAAGAAGGGTAATCAGAATTTTAAAAACTGGCTTGATGAAGCATATAACGAAAAGGGAGTTGTTGAAACGTGGAAAATTCTAATGGTACGATCCAACGCTATTCTAGAGAAATTTCGAAGATCACAAATAAACTAAAAGAATTAAAAAACGACAAGATTTATGAATTAACTAATAACAGAAGTGATGGATCTCTATACACCAACGCGATGCAAATAGAAGAGTATCTTGATGAACTTCTGATAAAAATAGAAACAGACGCGCCATCTATTAACGAGCAGTTGAGAGAAGCTATGAATAAAGTGTATAAAAGTAACGATTGATAAACGAACACACATTCGGTTATAATTTAACCGGAGGTGTCGCCGATGTGGGACGAACGGAAGGATCAGAACCGATGGCAAATGAAGTTTATATTACCGGAGCACAACGAAGCTTTGCGTCAATTACGCCTCGCGAAGCAGAAGATAGAACGGCCGGTATTAAGCGAAGAACAATTCGCCGAATTTGAGTTCGTTATTTCTTCGGCGGTGAGCGAAGATATGCCGCTATTTTTCGAATTATATGATGACGGATTCATTCGCGAAGTGAGTGGGCGCGTTGTGTACGTGGACCATCTACGGAAGGAATTTCGTGTGAAGGATAATCGAGGCGATACTAATTTCGTTAAGTTTGCGGATATACTAAACGTAAAAAACGCCCCATCCGGTTAGGGACGGGGCTTTTCGTTATTGATTAAACGTATATTCGCGAGAAAATGAAGTCGAGTCAGAGACGTCCTTTCCGGCCATTTCGTAAATTTTCCACGATAAGCTAACGCTAGTTAGCTCATTTGGTGACGTATTCGACATTGGCCATGCGTAAAAGAAGTCGAGCCTATCGCCTTTTTTCTTCAGCGTGGACGTACCTTCTTCCGATACTTTGATTAATTCTTCCGGACCAAGCTCTTCGCCAGTGTTTAACTTAATCGTTTCGGATGCCGGAAATGCTTCGAAGGAAGAATGTCCGATATTTTCAATCGAACCTTTTATCGCGATATGAGCGCTTGATGGCGAAATGAGAATTCGATCAACTTTTATGTTAAGCCCGTCGATATTATCCTCGTCATTAATCTCCGAACTATAAGCCCACAGATCGCTGTCCTCACGCAAATTATCGTTTGCGTCGGTTTCTTTAGCTTGTACTTCTTCGTCTTTATTGCTCGGCTGAGTATTCGACGAACACCCCGCAATTATCAGCAAGGCTATTACTATAGAAAAAAGTAGTCTGACACGCTTCATTTAACCACGACCTTTTTCTTTTAATTATACGTTATTGTTATGTAAGACGGCTACCTACGTTTTTATACGTAAGCAACCGCCGAAAGTTCCGCTTATTTCTTGCCGACTTCATCCAACGCTTTTCTTTCGCGTGCTTTCTTAGATACGTCGTTGTTCTTCCAGTACGCCCATAACGAAGTCACTCCGAGAAACAGCAAAGCAATAAAGTCGGACACTGCCGCTTCGTCTACCGGAATCGTCTGAACGCCAAACATCGTCAGCCCGCTATTTACAAGAGCCAACGCAAGCAAAATAAATCGAGTCACCGTTCCTGCGCTAATATTCGTCTTCATACGCTATACCCCGCTTTCTTTAGTGCCGCCACTAGTTTGGCGCGTGTTGCCGGTCCGTAAATGCCGTCGTTTGCAATGCCGGATTGCGTCGACTGGAATCGCTTGACTGCGTTGGCCGTTTTCGGACCATAGATGCCGTCGATTCCGTTATTCGGCGCCCCTTTGTCCGGATAGAAATAAACGGCTGCCAGTGCGTTCTGAAGTTGCGTGACGGCCGTTCCTTTCGCGCCCTGTCGGATGACGCCGGTAGGTACCGTTAGTTTTTTGGACGACGTCTTCGGCACGCTAGTTTTAACCGGCTTAGTCGCTGCGCCCGTTTTAGCTGGCGTTTTGCTCCCGTTTAATGCGTCGAGTTCTTTCGCAATAGCCGCTTTAACTGCGCCCCAACGACCTTCAGCGAGCACACGATGCGGACATTTCTTTCCGCTCCAATCTTCGTGCTTCTTGACGCGATCGACTCCCCATCCACGTTCCTTTAAAAGCTGCGCAATAAATTTAATCGCCAGTGCTTCCGCCTTTTTGTATCGCTCGCCACCGGATTTTGAATAACAAACCTCGACGCCAATTGACGTTCTGTTTCCGCTGTTAACCGCAGATCCATCCCCACAATGCCATGCGTTTCTATTCGTTTCAATCCCCTGAATAACTTCTTTATCGTCAACTGCAAAGTGGTACGAAACTGTTGCGTTGTTGTTCCGCATGTACGTAATTTCATTTTCCGCAGGCGCATCATTTGCCGTATTGTGAAACGTGATGTATTTCGCATTCATTGAATACGGGCATTTAATTGAAGTTTTTGCAGAAGATACGAGCATTTTTCGTACTTTAATCGTCATATAATCGTCTCCCTTTTCGTTTTATTTAGAAGTAATAACGGAACAGGACCGGCACCAACGCCAGCATAATCGGAACCGCAATCCCGATAAGCCAACGACGATCGCCTTTAACCTGATCGCGGTATTCTCGTAGATCGTCGCGTGCAGTCTTGGCAATACGTAGGGCTTCGCTCGCCTTGTCGTCAGCCGTGTCGGCCCTAGATAGCGCCGTTGCCGCCATTTCTCGGAACTCTTCGAAGATGCGCGTCTGATGTTGTTGGGTAGCGATGATGGTGGCGATGTCGACCTGTATCTTCGCGATCTTTTCGTTAAGTTCGTGCGTAGTCGGTTGAGTCACCGCAAATCCTCCTTAAGTGCAAAATAAAAAGCCTACGCTTCTACGTAAGGCTCACCCGTAATATCTTCGTATTGTTTCGGCGTAATTTTCTTCATGACGACCGCTGCCGCGACTTGTTCCTTCGTCCAGTCTCCGTCTGTATAAAACTTCTTGATGATCGCGAACCAATCCATTAAATCACCCCTCCCATCATTAGCGTAAAAACCAACTCGGCGTGCTGTTGCCGTAGAACTTCGATTTCAGTCGGCGCCACTTTCGGGAATAGACTGTCGATGTACTCTTGTGTAGCGCCCTCGATCCACTCTTCTTTCTCCGGATCAAACGTCGCAATAAATAACCCGTCCTGCGGTTTAACCTGCGTGTAACCTTCCGGAATCTCTTCGCCATTCTCCAAATCTACAAGAATATCTTTCCCCGCTTGATAAACGAAAGTTTCATCGTATCTGTAAGCCCATTCCATGAGCGCACCTCCTTATTTTGCTTTAAAACGGAACCCAAACGTAATAAATTCGTTAGGATTGGCGGAATTTGAACACGACTGAATAACGACTTTACCATCCGTTCCTATTAACGTACGGTGTGTTTGCGGAACACCTGGCGTTCCGACACTTGACGCAACTCCCGAGAAATACGTTTGTTGTATTGGCGTGTATCCTTCGTCTAGTGTGAACGCCGGAACGCTTCCAATTGCGCCTCCGTAAATAGCTCCGACAATCTCAACGACCCCAAAAGCGTCTTTACTGTAACGGATTGTGTGGTTAGATCCGTCAGGTGCTACGTATTGCTTCCACCCATTAGATAAAGTCGGCGTTTTCCACGAAACAGTTGAAGCGTCAGCATCCGTTAATAGCCGTTTCCATCCGCCCCATTCCTGCGCAGTCCCAGCCGTGTTTGTAGTTGAACGATTATAGTACATTTCACCGCGATTATTAGCTCCGATGACCCAACCGTATGTGTTCTCGCTAAATACTGACAACGCACGCATCGAACTTTTTACAGGCATATCGGGGTGAGCTTCGTGGACATACCAAGAGTGGACACCCGGCAACGTTAATAATCGATCTAGGTAGCTCGGATCAGTAGCATTTATTCTTTGGTACGCCTTCCCGTCATCGGCCGTAATTTTTGATAATTGACCGCTGTTCCATTTCGTCTTTTCTACATCCGAGACGTGCATCGAAGTCTTCGCTTCGTGTGTATTTACCTTGATTTGTGCACCTTGCGTGGTTTCACGAGCGTTCCACGAGGCTCTCTCTTCAGACGTAACGTGCATCGTCAAATTGTTCGCATGTTCGGTTACTTTGGCTTGTGCACCCGCCGGCGTTTCCTTTGCGGTCCATGCCGTTTTTTGAGCCGCCGTAACATGAACGTCTGCATTATTAGCATGGGCGTCCACTTTCGCCTGTGCGCCGTCTTTAGTCTCAACGTTGTCTAAGTCTTCGAATTTTTCTTCGAGTTCAGCGACAGTCGCAATCACATCGTCGTATAAATCTTCAATTTGCGTTTTAAGCGCCTCAAAGTCATCGATGTAGTATTCCGCAACAGGTGCGATATCTTGGTCAATCAGTGAACGATCGATTTTAAACTCGAATCGGTGGATAGAAAGCGCTTGGCCGTTCGTATAATACATAAGCAATTCGGCTTTCACGTTTCCGTAGTGGCGTATCTCGTCCGCAGATAGCACGTATTCCGCCTTACCTTCTGGCTTATCGACAAGCGTTATATTCCTTACGAATTTACTGCCGTTTGACATGACGAGTACGAGCTTACCGACGACCGCCGAAAGTGGCAAAGGCACGCCGTCTTTCGTTAAAGCGAAGTCGAGGCGTGCTGTGTTTAAGTCCTGCGTAATGAATTGTATGTCCGTTTTTACGGAAGGACTAGTTCGTGAATTTACATCGAAAGTTAATTTCGCAGGCTTATAGATCATCGCGTTCCCCTTTCATCGCTTCTATTTCCGCCATCAAAGCGTCCAGTTTCGTTTGCAACTGGTCAATCGTTTCTTTTTCCGTTACGGTACGACTAAACTCGATACGTTCGCCTTCGGAATCCTCTAGCCAAACATTCTCGAAATTGACGCCTTCTAGAACGACGGCTTTTGATCCGTCTTCTAGGAAGCACGTGAGCGATCGCCCATCCACTGATATGACCGCCGAATCAACCGGCACACGTTCGTCTCCCATCACAAGAATTTTCAAGTTACCGCCTCCCTTAAATTGTATCTGAAGCACTCGTTACGGTATCCGGCGCATTATCTACGACTCCACCTATCGACCAATCGCCACGGCAATCGTTTCCATATCTAATGACTCCGCGAACGGTTGACGTGATGTAAATGCCCGCTCTTGCTAACTGAGTTATCGTTGAGATTGATCGGCATTTATTGCCCGCAACTAACACGCTTCTTGCTCCGTTCGCAATACGAATAGACTCATATTTTCCGTGTTCCTTATACCCAGCTCCTGTGATTAGGTTGCTTGTGATAACGGAGAATAGGACGCCCGACTGTTCTATTCCGTACCTCGCAGGTCTACGAATTAAGTTTCCGTTAATTAGTAGGTCAGATGATTCGCCGAAGGCTGAAATACCATCCCTACCTATAAAACTTATCTGATTCGCTCCCGAAACAGTTACGCCCACACAATCATTCATCCAAACACCGTCGCCTGAAGTATTCGAAATTTGATTCGCAGCTACTAGGCCATTTCGGACAGCATCCATTCTAATGCCGGCTTGGCTTGTTCCGCCTACACCATCGATTATATTTCCTACGATATTTACGTTTCGAATAATTCCGGTGTCATTGTAGCCACGAACATGAATAGCCTCATTCTCGCGCGTATTTAGAATCGTATTATCCGAAATGACAACGTGGTTAAAGGGCTGTGATCTTGAAAGTTGTTCGAATTTATCGTTCATAGTATGTGTTATGTTCGCAGGATTGATCGCCTGTGATGTAATTCCGAATTTACAATTACGGAGTGTATTACCGGTGATTTTAGTGATCATCCAGTTATACCCGCGAATGGCCCACCCCTCCGTGCTATCAAACGTGCTGTTTCGTATCGTAATATTTTCGTGCCAGTAGCCGATTGTTGAGGAATGAGAACCGACACCTCTCGGCCATGCCTGCGTTCCTGGGGTTCCCGAAGCTCCGAAATAACAATTGTCTACCAAACCATTCTTGCATGTAGTAAAATCATAAGCTCCGAAAGCTCCGAATACAGCCGGCCTTTGCGCTAAATCAAGCTGAATAGCTTCGGAGAAATACCGAGTTCCGTCGATATCTACAAAACCTACGAATGACGAATCAACTACCTTGAAATTACGACATGCGTTAAACTCAATCGCATGGTAGCTAGGTACATCCTTGAATACTGCGTCTTTGATAAGAATATTTTCTGCGTGACCGAATGAAAAAGTATTACTCCTCATACCTATTTTTGTGCCTCGGCAATCCCAAGTTCCACCGTCGATTACGATGTTTCCATTGCCTTTGTATTCGTAATAATCGGTTTTGCCGTCTCCATTCGTCATCATATAACGTCCGCCATAATTTAACAGAACTGCGTCCTTCGCGCTCACCAACGTATTTCCCCACGTAACTAGATAAGCGCTGATTTTATACGTACCTGGTGGAATATACACGCGTACGCTTTTTCCATTCTTCGCCTTGTCCAGCGCGGCTTGGATTGCCGACAATGAGTCTTTTTGGCCTGTAGGATCAGCGCCAAGTTCTACAACGTTTACATCGGGCAGGTAATCGAACTTACGTAATAGTTTGGCGAAGTCGTAGTCGAATCGATCTTTAGCTGTAAGGTGCGTCGTTGCATCGAGGGCAACCCGCAAGTCTACTACTTCCTTGACGTCCTCGCCGTCGTGATTAACTACGAGGTTGGCGAATCTAGCACCGTAATTATCAAGTCTATTACCAACGTCAAAAAGCCCGTGCTGAATCTGCGTGGACTTGTGCGCAGTAGGTGCGTTCTTGTGGGCGTGCAGTTCGTCAGTCGTTTTTGCGAATCCTTTTTCGATATCATTGAAATTATCGTTTAGGTTGTTTCGCGCAACACGATCCCACGCCGTCGCTATTCGCTTTAAAAATACGTTAGCCATTTAGTGCCTCCTTTATTTTGATTCTAACGCCACCACTCTCGCAGTAAGCGCCGCCAAGTCCGATACTAGTTTGTTCAGATCCACGTTTGCACCGGAAGAACTGACGCTTATTTTCGAGAGCTTTACGAAGTCTGACGCGGACATTAAACCGGCTTTTGTAGAACTCGCCATATCTACTTGTGGCTTTCCGTCCGGACCGACTACGATGCTTTGTATTTTTTGAAAATCGTTTGACGTGAGTAGTCCGTCTGACACCGCCGTCGCAGGCCCGTACTTCGGAATAGTTGTCGGATCGTACCCGTCGTCGAAACTTGCGTCGCTTCCTATACGAATACCTGCCCCGACGCTTGAGCCTTTTACCTTGCCGGCCGCATCGAATAATTTAGATACGCGTTTCTCCGTTCTTCGAAACTTCTTCATATCCGTTTTGATGTCACGTTTGAGTTTTCCGAAAGTAAAGACGGGCGATTTATTCGGGTCTGAGAAGCGCTCGACGCCGACTACTTTAATTCGTTTATTGATACCGAAAGGATCGAGCATACACCACACGTAGTCACCTTTTCGGATGTCTTGGACGCCGAAATGTTTAAGTTCCGTGTAGGTAAGCGTTAAGGACAGTTCGATTGTGTCCGTTAGCTCTTCTTGCAAACGTAGCTCTAATTCATCTGCGTTTTTTTCTGTATAGGAATCATCGCGAATAGGTGCAGCGTGTTTGATTCCGTAGATTTCCGCTAATGGACTCGTATATTCAAGTTCGACTGCATACGATTTAGTCTTATCGTTTTCTTTACCGAATCCACGTATATAGGTCTTTAGCGTGCTCGTATCAATTTCCGCTTGTTCATCGCGCGAATTAAACTTGTGACGTATCTGATAGTCAGTATCACGTCCTAATTCTTTCGCAATGACGACCTTCTTTCCGGAAAAGGTGTATTCCGCCTTGTATTTATCGAGAATGTCGCGTAATAAATCGTTAGAAAATCCGTCGCCGAAATCTTCTAACTCGAACGTTGTCGTTAGGCCTTCCGGAGATATATCGTATGAATAGCCGGACCCTTCGAGGGCAATAGCAACCATGTCATCGATCGTCATCTTTTTCTTTTTTCCGGACTTGCTGTAAACGTAATTATCTGCGAGGTCAATCAACGGCTTATAAATAGCAGACGCAGAAACCTTATTCGTTCCTACGGCCGTAGATGAGTTTATTTTCTTGATTACATATTCCTCGCCATCACATACGATAATGTTTTCGTTATCCATAAGCGCGAAGGAATGATCGTTTCTAGCCGTCTTAGTCACCGTCACGTCAAGTGATTTCTCATTCTCCGCCGTTTCCCGCACAGTACAATCGTAGTCAGTGAGCGCCTCGACTTCGCCTCTTAACGTTTTTATTAGTAGCTCCATCGCGTCGCCTCCTAGAAATAATAGAATCGAAAATCAAAATTGATCTCGAATGAACCGGTCGGTCCGCTTACCGTGAATTCGTTCCATCCTGGCTCAAGCCGAATTACCTGCCGGTTGGTATCTCCGAAAATACTTACACCGTTTTTCCGCGCCTTTACTCCGTCCAGCAAGATCGTTTCTTTAGCTGCGGAAGTTCCTTCGTATCGCCACGAATCTCCCGTCGTTTTATTAGTGATGCGCAATTTTGACGAAGCGCCTTTGAACGAAATACGCAACGGAAGCTCTAACGGGTCAATACGAATAGCTCCCGCATTAAAAATACGGAAGCTTTTTGTCGTATGCTTATATTTCGGAATCTCATCGGTAAGGCCTTCGCCAAATTGCCACAGATTCGATTCGAAGGTCATCGTCCCTTGTGTCGTTCCAATCGACTCGCAGTAAGGGGATGCACTCTCGAACGATAGGCTAAACTCACCTACGCTGCCAGTCCGTTCAGGATCGAAAGAATCGTTTAATTCGACTTTCCAACGTTTCTTCGGATTTCCTTCCGCGATCAAATAGAACTCTTCTTCGCGATAGAGGGCGTTGTATATTTCGTCACGTAGTAAATAATAGTCAGCCGCATCTTCCGCATACATCGTACATTGCGCTGTTATCCGCCGGTTTCCGAAGTCTTTGCCCGTTCGATAAGAGCCGTTTTTCCCCGGAATAGATTCGTAGTAGATTGACGGACTAGGCGCAGATACGACTAAACTGTGGACCAATATCGATAAGTCGCGCGCCATGTCAAGAATGCGGCCGTTTTTATATTGAATACGGAAGTTTGCGTCCGATCTTGGAATCGCTGAAGACCGTCCGAAAACAACATCCGGAGAGAATGCATCCACGTCTATCTCGTCTGCTACGTCAACAACGGTAGGTTCCGGCGCTGGTTGAGCTGGCGTATCCACTCCCGTACTTGTGTCGGATGAAGTCTTCGTATCATATTTCGTAAGATTGTGCGTCGCAATAATGTTGTTTAACTTCGTCGCGTATGCTGGGTCCGTTGCATAGCCGGCATTAACGAGCGCTTTCGTTGCTTTCCGATAACTCTTTTCGCCAACGACCGCCTTGTAATGATTCGGGTCCCAGCTCGTTCCGTTAATGTACAGCTTTGCGAGGTCCTGCATCGATTCGTACCATGACGGGTACTTTCGGAAATCAGCGTAAACCTGGACGTTGCGCCCGTTATATACTTCCCACGTCAACATACGAATAGATTCGCCTTTATAAGAACCCTTAACCCCGAACAAGTTCTTTCCGCGCGTCGCAAGGCCGGACGTTCCATAGCCGGATTCTAGACACCCCTGCGCAATAACGAGCGACGCAAGGATGTTATAATTCCGGTATATTTTTTGCGCATCCGGTGCGATAGATTTAATGAAACTAGCGTTACTCAACCGCTCACCTCCTTCCTAGTAACTACTTCGATCTATTTCGTCCATTTGCCGTCTGCTCACGTGCGGCTCGACTATTCGCCCGACCACTTCGCCCTCCATAACCACCGAAAGCCCTTTAAGAGACTCGATAGCAGATGCGAGGTTTGAAATATTCGCCTGCATTTGCGGACTGTTGCCGCCGGCTGCTGAAGTTATTCGTGCTGTGTGACCCGCGTCGATCATGCGGAACAAATTCGCTTGTTGTGATTCGGTTAGCATCATTTCGTTTCGTAGCGCGCGAATATCCACTTCGTGACTCATCGGACGGTCGATAAACTTCGATGCCATTCCGCCTGAGTGCAACTTTCCGGCTGGTTTGCCGATGACGCCTCCGACGTGATACGTACCTTCGTTTCCACGCCCACGGCTGACGGCTCGTTCCGTTTTACGTGTGACGTCCGTCGTGATAATCGTGATTCGCTTACTGAGATCTTTGCTGAGTTCCGCGTTCATAGTCGATGCTTGACCGGTGATTTCGATGACCTTATTTTTAGTCCGTTCCAACTGCGATATTTCTTGTTCGATTGCGGCTAATGATTCTCGATATTCGGTCGTCTTCTTATCCGCTTCAGTTGTATTGTTGATCAGATTTGCACGAGCATCTCGAAGTTTACTAATCTCTTTGTCTAGAACAGCAACGCCTTGCCCTTTTTTCGCAGTAAGACCGACTTGACGAAGCTCTAATTGAACCATTTTTTGGTTTACTTGATCGAGCTTCGAAAGTTCTTTCTGTGTCTCCGCTAGGCTGGCACGTTTCTTCTGTAAAGACTCAGTACTCTTCACTAGTTCAGTCTGTTTGGCTTCTAGGATTCTCTTTTCCTGTGCAAGATTCACTTCAAGCATATTTGCTGTTGCTTTATCGCCATTCTGTTTGGCTTGCGTTATTTTCTGTTCGATACTCTCTACTACAGCCAATTGATTTGCGACCGCCTGCTCTTTGCTGGCCCGCTGTTGCGTGATATCGTTTATCTCCTGTTTAATTTGCTTTTCCTTCTGTAATTGACCATCCATGTTCCGTTCAGCAATCGTCTTTTGCTTTTCGAGTTCTAAGCGCAACTCTTCCGCCTTCTCCGCACTCAAACGTTTCATCGCCTCGGTATTCTTAGCGATCGCATTACCTTGCGCCGAGAAAGCCGCTTCAGTTTCCGGAGACTTCTTGATGATCTGATCGTTCAACTGTAGGAACCGGTCGAATTCTTCATTCGTAAGCCCAGAACTTTTACGCAAGCCGTCTTGCTCTGCGTTTAGCTTTTTAATCGCAGCCGAATCCTTCTCGTTAGCCAACGCGTCTTTGTTGTCTAAGTAGCGAAGAAGCTCATCGTTCGTCAGCTTCATCTTCGCCTGCAAGCCGTCGTACTCTTTAATCGTCTTGTTGATCCCGTCGACTTCCTTTTGCTTCGCGTTTGCTGCGTCAAGGCTGACAGTGTTTAGCGCTTTATAGCCCGCGCTGACGCCGACTAACAAGCCACCAAGTACCGAAAGACCCGTTATGATCCAGCCCGCTGGCCCCATCGCTACGAATAAGCCGCGCAATGCAAAGCCGAGTTTTATCGCAGAAGAAGCCGTCAAAGCGATCGCTGCTGACGTCCCTGCCATCGCAAGACCTGTCGCTACGACGCTAGGGTTGACCTTACTGAATACTCCGACCAACTTCGTACCTTGATCGACGATTGACCGTATATGCGGTAAGAATTCGTTTCCGAGCTTAATGCCAACGCCTTCTAGTGCCGATTTAAGTTCTTCGAACGATCCCTTAAGGTTATCCATCTGCGTTTTTGCTACACGATCCGCCGTGCCGCCCGATTCTTCGAGTGCCTTCGTATATCTTCGAATCTCATCTGATCCAACCGCAAGCAACGAAACGAATCCCGATGCCGCTTCCGTTCCGACTAAAGACGCGATAGCTGCCGTCTTTTCCGCCTGACCTAGATCGCCAAACTTCGAATTTAAATGGTCGATAATATCCGGCAACGACTTCATCTTTCCGTCAGCCGTTTCGACTTCGATTCCGTAGGCTTGCATTACTTTGGCTGCGCGTCCTACCGGATTAGCAAGTCGCAACATGCCCGCCCGTAATGCTGTACCGGCCATCGATCCTTGAATACCTGCGTCGGACATTTTCGCAACGGCTGCCGCTGTTTCTTCGAAGCTAAAGCCGAGCGCAGTAGATACCGGTGCTACGTATTTCATTGCGTCCCCGAGCTGTAATAGGTCCGTGTTGGCCGTCGTCATCGTTTTAACTAACACGTCAACTGCGTACGTTGAATCTTCCGACGCAATCCCAAATCCGGTCATGATATTCGATACGATGTCCGCCGATGTTCCCATATCAACCGAAGCCGCAGCCGCCATGTTTAGTACGGCCGGCAGCGAGCCGACTTGGTCTTTAACGCTGAATCCCGCCATCGCTAAGTATTGAAGGCCTTGCGCCGCTTCTGTCGCCGTGAATTTCGTCGTTTCACCGAGTTTCATCGCAATGTTCTGAAGGTCTTGGAAGTCCTGTCCGGTAGCACCCGAAATCGACTGAACCTTCGACATTGCTTGCTCGAAGTCGGCTGCGGTCTTGACCGATACGCCGATGCCTGCGACTACTGCGCCGCCTACCGCTAGGGCTGCCGTTTGTACGAGACCCATTTGTTTACTAAGCGACTGCGCCGAATTGCCCATCTGCTGCATTTGGTTCTCGGCCTGAGAGACGCCGGCACTAAATTGGCTTGATTCTAACGTTAACCGAGCGACGATTTCTCCTACTGTAGTACCCGACATTCGTTTTCCTCCTTTCTTCCGTTATTTAAAAGAAGTTCCGCAATTGCTCGAACTTATCTCGGTCGAACTCGTTACGTTCTATATAACCGGCTTGTTTGCGAAGGTCTGTTAACATTCGTTGATAATCCACGTCTTCCATAGCACGCCCTTCAGTGCCGACGAGTGTCGATATCATAGAGAGCCGTTCAATCGCGTTAGACTTCGTCTTTGAACGTAGGAACTTCGGAATGTCGACCATGAAATAATCGTTCTCGATCTGTCGCTGAGTAACGCCAAGTAAGACCGCCGCATCTATCAAATAATCATCGATTGTGTACTCGCCTTCATCCGTTATTCTGTCGGTGCTTTCGGAAGAAGGCTTTTCAGGTTTTTTGCTACGGACTGCAAACGGTTCTTTTCAACGACCGCAATTAGAAAATCGATGATTTCGTCAGTTCCGACATTTTCGAGAATGTAATCTTCATCAATTCCGGAAAGAACCGCGACAATTTTAGCGACCTCATCCATCGCCAACTTAGCCGCAGCTACTAACGTAGAAGCGAAGTCCTCCTGTCCGCTTGTGCTTAAAACCGTGATAAATAAGTGCGGTAGACGATCGACAACCTCGAATAGCGCCTTCCATTTGACCGGCGTTAGCTTCGGTACTTGAACCGTTTTATCGCCGAGTGTAAGTTCGCTTGATACCTTTTTCGTTCCGATACCAAATAAGCTCATTGCGTAACCTCCTTTCAAAATAGAAAGACACCGCCGCTAAGCGATGCCTTCCGTTGTTATTCCGCTGTTTCGTCGCCCATGATGAATAGGTCGCCATCGTTATCCGTGTCCGGGTACGCTTTAAACGTCAGATTGGCAATACGCTCATCGTCTGAGTTATACGTATATTCCGGATCTGACATAGCGCCCGCAAGTGGAATCGTGATGTAATCGTTTGGTGTCGTCCCTTCAGCCGTCGGTTTAATGACGAGCTTTTTGGCCGCTGCCAACATATCGAAACCGGCTTTACCGGATACAACTAGCTTCATCTTCGCTGGGTCCGTGCTGTCTTTTACGAGTCGGCTATTCGGCATTGCTGCGGCCAGTCGTTCCAAGTCATGAAGCGCGAACGGCACCGTCACTTCCGCATTACGGCCTTTCATCGTTGATTTAACCGGCGTGTCGCCATATTGATCAACCGTGGTATCTTGAATCGACGTTTCTGCCTTAAAGACGATGCCGCCTTTCGTGATATCAAACGTAACTAGCTCCGAACCTTCGCCAAATTCGACGATTGCCGGACCGATAGGAACGTTAATTCCTCTAATTCCTGCCGCCATCTATTTTCCTCCTTTTATATTTGCGCAAAATAAAAAGCGCCCCTTAAGGACGCTCTACGCAATCGAAATTTAATGAATATATTGGACGATCGGATTCATCGTCTCCTAAATACAAAGGCGCCGAGTTATTGCAGCGCATCTGTACGATCGAGCTTCCGCCGACCTGTACTTCGGTAACGTTCGTAAGCGCATCGTATAACTCAAACGCTTTGTCTTCCGTACCTGCGCCGTCTCTAGCTTCGCCTCGTACTAATACTTGAAAGGACGGCCGCTTTAGCCCGGTGTATTTAGACGTCGGAAATCCTCCCGTCAACTTGACCGAGATTGCGGCGCCTTTACTGTCTACCGGAAATTTATTTACGTAATATTTTCCGTCTACTTTCGACTCAATGAAATCGATAAGCTCGACTACCCGCATTAGCTCAGCCCCTATGGACGCCCTCAGCGATCCAGCGTACGTACTTCTCGGCGTTACCTTTCAACGGACGTTCAAGGTATTTGTTTCCGACTTCGTAGCCGTCGATGCCGCCTGCCGCTTGCGACGCTGGTCCGAGGTTATAATCCATTTCGTGGGTCCATATCGCGTAGTTGAACCCGCCTTCGACCGCACGGAAAGAAACGTCTACGACCGCTTTCCCTTTCGCGAGCTTATAGTTCTTCTTGATGCTCGCGCGTAAGGTTCCTTTGTCTATCGGTGCGATATTCTGCGCAATCCTGCCGAGATCGTCGCCGGAGTCACCTAGTGCCTGCGCAGCGCTTTCTAAGGCGCTTCGACTTGCGTTGTTAATGCCGGCTATGAAACTACTCGCATCAAACGTAAAACTCATAGATACACCTCCGTCAGTAACGCCTTACCGTCGATATGCCTCTTAACGTTGATTTCTTTCGGTCTCTTTTCCATCGTTTCTCCGAGTTCATTCGTATAAGAGATTACGTCGGCATAACGCACGTCTGCAAGTCGATCTAATAGGATACGAGCCGATGCGACAGCTTCTTCGGATTTAACGACGCCGTTGTTGCGCGCCTTGACTGCGGTCGACCCCTCGTCGATGCGACACTTAAGCGTGAATTCAGCGCCTTCTGTACTCGGATTTCCCCAACGATCTAGCTCGTCAGATGGACGCTTCACCGTAATAGTTTGGCGCATCGGAAACATCGCCATTTACAGCACCGTCCTTCTGATTCGTTTGCCGCCGAATTTGACGTCGTTTTCTTCTTCGATAGCTGCGATCGATTCTTTCGGAATTAAGTCTTCGTCTTCCACTCGTAAGGTATCCTTATAGTTAAACGAGCCGACTCCGGTAATTGAGAACGAGGAAATTCCGTGTTTGTTAAGTCGGTTAGTATCGTTGTACGCGATCGCCAGTACGTTAACAAACTCGTAGACTGCTTTATCCGGAATGACGTATTTAGGAAAAACACGCGTCAAAGTCGAAGAGGCTCGATTCAATAACCGCTCCTTCTTCGCATCGTCTGCGTCAATCCAATCCTCGGTATCTACTAAAAACGTATTGATATAATCGTTTGCACCTTCGACCGTAGCTGCCATTCGCCCCACCTCCTATTATTTTGCGGAGGCTTTCTTGGCGGGCTTTTTAGCTGGCGCCGGCTTCGGTTTATCCTCCGTTTTTGGTTCGTCTTTAGCCGTGCAAACAGCATCGACAAGTGCGGTTAGTACCTCGATCTCTTCCGGATCTGTAGTCGTATAGATGCCGTCTGAGAACTTCCTAGGCGCACCACCTACATAAAACGTTAATTCTTTATAGCGTGATTCAAACGTTGCCAAGTCCGCATTACCTCCGTTCTATCAAAAAAGTAAAGCCCGCGAGTGCGGGCCGTTATTACTTAGCGCCTTTGATGCGTGCGTGTGCCGGCTCTTGAAGGAATTCAAGCGTGTACTCACCGACAAGCTGCCCCTGAAAGTAGTCGCCTTTTTTGCCGAGGTACTCGTGGCTCATTTCGCGGTTCTGTAAAGGACGGATTGCGATACGGTTTTTATCTACGATAAGCACTTCGTCAGCCGCCAAGTTGTCATTGATAGATACTGGGAACTCACCGAAGTCGGTCGTCAAGAAGTTAACGACAGTTCCGCGACTTGCTTCTCCCTGATTTAGTCTAACTAGTGTCTTATCAAATTTAGAGATAATACGTTTTTGTTTCGCAGGTACGATGATTTCGTACTGACCGCCGGACTTGAATCCTCCTTTAGTGTAAATCGCTTGGACTGCGTCATTGATTGCGTCCAATGAAAGCTCTTGGCCCGCAAGATCAGTGACGTTAGTCTTAATGAAGCTACGAATGCCGTCCATTTGACGTACTAATCCGTTCTCGTAACGAATACCGCCGATGAACGCTTTTTCCATTTGAAGTGCTAGTTCAAGCTGCTTTTTTTGCTTCTCGTATTCGTATAAACTATCAATTCCGTAGTTAGCCACCGCAGCCGCAGATCCGGTGATTTCTACAGTATCGTCGAAAATTTGTGTAATGTTATCCACGCGTTTACGTGGTTTGAATCGACCTTGTCTAGCGTCAGCGCCCTCTGTTCCCTCTACGAACTGAACTTCGACTTTCGCATTAGCAGCAACCGCGGACGTAGTAGTGTTTGCATATCCACGGACGACCGTTAACTCTTTCGATGATTTATTAACCGCCGTAACGAGCGCTAGTTCATCCCCTAATTTAATAACGTGCCCATTACGGAACGGATCAACAGAAGCTACTTTTAGTGTTACTGCATCAGCTGCTGCTGCCTCAGTTACGGTTCCTTCGTAGGCAAACATCTCATCTTCGAACCATTGATGATTAATTTGAGATACGGACTTGGAAATGCCCAGCATTGCAAGTAACGGCGTTTGGTGCGGTTTTAGAAGTAGTAATTCGTCTTGTACCGATTCTGTTGTACCAATCAAATCTTTAGTATAAATCTGTGACATAAAATATGTCCCCCTTTGTTTGTTTTTATAAAAAAGACACCTAATTAAAGGCGCCTTATTTTCTTAATTGTCTTTTTAGCAACGCTACCGCAGCGCGATCCTCTACACGTCCACTTTTACGCGCCTTTTCCTCGGCCTCTTTAATAAGTTGTTCCGGCGTTTTGTCGATCTTATCCGTACCCGAATTCGTACTTTGCCCGATAGCCTTCTGCTTCTGCGCGATAAGGAACGGCTTTTCTTCTACCAACGCCTTTACTACGCTCTCGACTCCGACAACTTTTCCGTCTTCTACCGAAACGCCGCTTAAATCAGCCAAGCGTAATGCATCGTCAATATACGCGATACTTTCTGACGTTGCCGCCTTGATGAATGCGTTCGTAATCTTCTCTTTTTCTCCCGCCTTTTTAAGCTCCTCAATCTGCTGCGTAAGTGATAGTTCGACCTCCGCCTTTGCTTCGAGTTCCTTTTTGATGCGGTCGAGTTCCGTTAGCTCTGCGTCTGCCTTTTCTTGCTCCGCTTTCTCATACGCCGCCAACTTCTCTTTTACCTCGCCATAATCCGCGTATTTAGATTCCGTACGGCTAACGCGTTTGGTAATAATCGAATCTAGTTCTTCCTGCGTGAGTTCGAGCTTCTTCGGCTGATCATCGGTTGATTGCTGCGTCACTGGTTCCTCGACTTGGCCTCCACCCGCTTGATCATCTGCGTCAAATAACGGCATAAATCGTTTTACAAACATATCGTCCTCCAACCGTTTTAAGGCCGTCGCCTATTAGATAAAACAGCCGTTTAGTTTAACGTCTTAACGTTCGGACAATAAACCGACATCTCTAATTGGTGAATATACGTGCTTACATCGCGGATGAAATATCTCGCCCGCCGCCTGCAATTCGTCGTAGGTTAAATAAGGACCCGGCGCATCTATCGTTAGTTTCATGATCTCGCCTTCGTGAAAACGGCAGTAATCCGTAGCCCCGTGTGACGATATTTGCGCATACAAAACGCCGCGATCAATGGCTTCGTTAGTCGTTGCTTCACGGTATGTCTGCATCATTTTCGTCCGAGTCACCATATCGGCGTATACTTCCGGCTTCCAGCGCCGTCCTTTTGTGTCGACGATTCCGGTCATGACCGATTCTTTGAGCCGCTTTTTGATATCGTCTCTTATCGTCCGTCGTCCGTTTGTACCTGACGCCATGCTGTACTTAATGGAATCGGAAACGGCACGGCGAACCGCGGCTTTTGTTTTCCGATCTACGTTCTGCGTGACCGCTAGAAGATCGGCTTGTGTATCCGCAATAGCAGCCGCGACCATTGCTTCGTTTAACTCGTTGAACTTTACGATAAGAGCCGCTTGCTCAACCGTTTCAGCAACCTTAAGCGAAACGAGCGTATTGATTACACCTTCTCGCGCCGCAATAGGTACGTTTTCACTAACCCACCGTGCCGACTTAGTATCGAGATCCGCTAGAATATCGCTGATTGATTGCAGCGTAGCAAGCGCATTGGCTCGTCGGAAATCCGTAATATCAACTCGATCAAGCTCGGCAAGAATGTCTTTGATGGCGGAACGATAATAGCCGGCAAGTTGTTTCGTCTGATAATCATAGTTAGGCGCCGGTACTTTCGCCATTACTTATCGTCCTCGGGTTCGGGAGGCGCTTCCGGCTCATTAAAGATCGACGCATCTACGAAGCCATTTGCGGATGTTTCGTCTTCTTCAATGCGGCGCATGATTTCGTCCGCCTTTTCGTCATCTACGTCATCCATCGCCTTAATTGCGCTCTTTACGTCGAGCGTCGGCTTACCTGCCGTTCTGATCTGCATAATCTCCGCCCACTCTTTTTCATTCTGTGGAATACCGTCGTTCCAAATTGCGCGCGGATAAACGGCTTCGTCAATCTTGATTCGTTTGACCGCTTTCTCTAGAAGCATGCACGTCCACAATGCATCGCGAATCGCTTTATCATAGTGAGCGCGTATTCGCTTAACTTTCGAAAGAATCGGCATGAATCGTGCTTTGATTGCAGCCCCGTCTGTGTGTGACGTTCCAGTTCCGCCTGAATTATCCCCCGACATCGTAGTTCCGAAAAGCCACTGCGGCGTTTCCGACATCATAAATACGTTACTAAACAGCACGTCTAGTTCCTTAAAGGCCGCGTCTAATTGCGCTTGCCAAACCATATAACCAGGCGTTACATCTTCTTTTCCGACCGTTATATACGCGCCGCCGAACTGAACGGTGTTCCCGTCGTCTTGAATCTCCGGTCCATACGCTGTAGGATCGCTGTGTTTCCATAGGATATAGTCGATCTGAACTAGGCGGTCGTTAATCGCAGCAAACACCGTCTCTAACTTCTCTAATCCGCCGATGCCGAAGAATTCGTCGTCAATTGATTTGTATGGTACGTGAAAGACCGGTATATGCGGCAAATGCGTTTCCTCAATATCCTCTTCACGACCTGTCGGCAGTTGCTCACCGATGGTGTATACGGATACTGACATGCCAGTTGAGGTATCAACCCCGTTTTCGTATAATCGGTATCGCGAATAAAGAATATATCCCGGTATGTGTCGTTCAACGTTTAAAAACGGAATCTCCGTCTTCTCGGTTTCGACCCATTCGACCTGCGCAATATTGACCGCTTTTAGTTTCTTGACGTTTCCGACGCTGAACTCCGGAAAGACTGCGCCTGCGCTGACGTGTTCGATGATCGCTTCCATTTCTGCATCTGCCGGTACTGGTAAGCCGAGTTTCTCAACTTCCGTAAAATCTTGACGGTAGCCGTATCGCACCTTGAACCAAGAATCGCCACGGAATCCATTAGCCGTTGCGCTTTCGTGAAGAAGCTGATTAATATCGTTTTCTTCTACGTAGCGATTGAGCGCTTTTTGTTCTTCGCTGTCATCGGGAAGGCCGCTTTCGAATTGAACCGGTTCACCCACTAGAAGGTCAGCCGGCTTTGTGACGAGAATGTCGGCAAGATTGACCGCGATATACAGCTTTTTTAACTGCTCGGCCTGCGGCGAATCTTTAAGAATGTCGGTCGCACGTTCATAGACGTCTCGGTGTTGTCCTTCAAACAACTTTTTCATGCGTCGATATTTCGCTAGCCGTTCAATTGAGTCAGCCGGAGGAAACTGTGCGCCGGGTCGGATGATGCTGTACGTCTTAGTATGCGATCCGTCGTCGGGTTCGTGGTTGCGGTGCTTAAAAAAGTCCGTAAAACCCATCGCTTATTCCTCCTTCAAAAGATCGTCTAATTCGTTGGTTAAAGCGTTTATATCCTCGATTGTCTGATTATCCGAAGTATTGTCCGTAATAATCTGTCTATCCGCCAACTTACCGATTAATTTCGTGTAAATTTCGATAGCCTTCATCGACGGCTGTTTCCCTCGTATTGAGCGCATCAACTGACCGTAGACTTCCGCTTGGTGACTCGCTAGCATCTCGTCAGCTAATAGCCCCATATATTCAATGAACACGGGGTCTTGAGTTCGCCAACGATACAATCCCATACGCGACATGCCTAGTTCTTCGGCTAATTCCGCTTGCGTTTTCTTTGCGCCGTCTTCCGGCATTATTTCATTCATGGCACATGCAAGGGCCGCTTTCCTTTTTTCATACGATAGCTTTGCTTCTAGTTTCTTTTTTAACGACATTTAACGTCCTCCTTCCGTTACATATACTTCGGTTTCGCTTTAATCACCGTTTTAGCTCGTTTACTGACACTCACCGCCATCTCTAATGCATCCGGTAGGTCATCGTGCCAATTAGATCCATACCGTTCAAACTGTTCGAGTAAAAGCGTTTGACTGCGATGGAATTCGATCTCGCCTTTTTCAATCTGCGGCATTAGCGCTTCTATACGTAAGGCTTTCCGGGACCGCTGATTGATTTTGGAAACGCGAGTAGTTGACGGATATCCTTTTAGCGCTAATTCACGTTTGATAGCGTCAACGAACCATTCTTGCGCGTTTTGCGATTCCGCAGCGATACGGTCCGGCTGGTACTCCATAACCTTCTCGACAATTACCTCGAGAAATTTGTCCGGGTGTAGCCGTTCACCATAAGCATCAATAACGTATATTTTTCCAGTCTTTTTATGTTTGGCTATTGTAGCAATCGCGGAAAAGTCGCCTTTCTCTTTCCCCATCGCAAAGTCGATTCCCATATAAATATAGAATTCTTTATGGTTAAGTCTGAAATCCGTCCAATACGAAAAGGACTCCGGTTTAAATATCTGCGAATCCTCATCGATTGGGTTATTCATAAACTCGGTATTGAAAGCCTTTGTGCCGATGTTGACTTTTTCAATCATCAGCGCAGCTATAGGAAATCGTCCAGGCCACAAAACCTCGGCGCCTTCGTCCATTTCCGCTTTGTGTTCCTCGTAAAAACGCATTGCAGCGCGCGCATTCGGAGTAGACATCGTGTCTTCTGATTCCACCTGCATCATTTCTTCGACTTCTTTATCGCTGGGAACGTACTCTTTGTAAATACGTTCGAACTCCGCCCACAAATCGGTTCTATTCGGCGGTTTGATGATCGCCGGAAAACTATTCTTAATAAAATCGCGACGTTCGTTCAGTACGTAGTTCAGCAAACTATCGAAGTGTACAAGTGTTCCCATGAAAATAAACGCAGTTTTCGTAGGATCACCCGCAGGCATGAGGTCTTGGTTAAGCCAATCCTTAGCCTTCTGACGCAGTTCAGGCGTATTGTTCGAGTCAAGCGACTCCAAGTCGTCCAATAGAATTAAATCCGGCCGCTGAGAACCATTACGGAAACCCCGGATCTGTGTTCCGAGCGACGTCGCTTCCATTTTGATGCCGGTCGTTGTAATAAAAGCCGTTTCGGAATCCTTTTCGTTGCGCGTTTTCTGCTCGTACAGGACTTCGCCAAAGTCTTCGCGTAGCTTTTGGTTGTATTTAAGCTGACCGGCGACCCATTTAATGAACTTGATCGATCCGGCGTTCGTTTCCGAGATAATCAAGATCATCCGCCGTTTTTTATAGACGATCTCATGCACCGGAAACGCGTTCGATAGGTACGCCGACTTTGCGTGCCCCCTTGACGCCGCCCATGCGATACGAGCCGTTTTATTACGGTTAGATACCGAGTCAAGAATAGACGATAGCTTCCAGTGAAAGTCCGGCGCGTCGTCCATGTCTACTGCGGTCGTCGGTACGAGATTGTCCGGATTGCCTGGGTTTCTCGCTTCCGAAAAGTATGCGTAGAAGAAATAGAGCATATCGACCTCGGCGCGGTGGACCCGTTTCAGCTTGATTAATTCATCGCGATCCTTCCGCATAAGATCGACATGATATTCGGTATGCTTTCCCGCCTGTATAATATCGCGCAGTTTCTTCAGCCGCTCCGTTACGGCCTCTATCCGCGCCTGCCTTTCTTCACGTTCTAAAAACTTGCCATTAATAAACGCCAAACTACCGCCTCCTTCCCGTCTATTTGCCGTTGACTTATAGAATTCGATATCGTATAATGAATGTAACTTAAAAATAATTAAAGTACATTGGAGGAATACGAATGGCTATCGAAGTGAATCCGATCAAAAGTAAACGCGATTTCAATAAACTAAAAAACGCTCTCAAACCGGGACGCGACCGTCTGTTATTGCAACTTGGAACGGCTTTTGGACTGAGAATCTCCGACTTACTTTCGCTTAAGATCGGCGATCTTCGCGGCCAAACGTCGCTCAAAATAACCGAAGCCAAGCGTAGCAAAACGCGTGTCATTACGTTTTCAGCCGCCGTCATAAAGCTCGTCAATGATCTCGAAGGCGCTGACGATGACTACGTGTTCGCGAGCCGCAAGGGCGCCAAGCCGATCAGCCGCGTTCAGGCCTATCGCATTTTAAACGAGGCAGCCGAGCGCGCTGAAATCGCTAAAAAGATCGGAAACATCGGTACTCATACGTTGCGTAAGACATTCGGCTACCGTTTGTATGAAATGGACATCGCAGTCGATCGTATTGCGGCGATTCTCGGCCATTCGTCCGAAAAAGATACGCTGAAATATATCGGAATCACAGCCGACGAGATTTCGGCCGCATACGAGAGCATCGCGATTTAGGTCGCGGTGCTTTTTTATTCCGGAGGATCTTCGTAGACTCGGTCGCCCCCTTCGGCTGTGTCCAATAGAGCCCTCAATGCTTTCCCGACTTCAGAACCGTTAGCCATCGTCTTCTCACCGAGACATTCAGTTATGTCCCGAAACTCAGCCAGCGCCTTTGTGGCTGCCTTCGCTTCGCGCTGGACTGCTTTTAGGCCTTTGATAGCCTCCGAAACATCTACGTCTACCTTTACGTTTAAAATTCCGACTGATTCGCGTTTGTTTTCCGCCATTCACATCATCCCCTTTGTCCGTTTTATTGCTACGCGTTTAACGCAAGCACAAAAAGACCTCCGGCGCTGTCCGGAAGCCTCGTTCTGATTGCGTGTTATTCGTTAACCTTTTCGTATGTCTCTTCGAAAATCTCCTTTTCAACCGGATAACGCTCGCCCCGAACCCCGGTGACGATGTATTGCTTACCGACTTCAACCTCGTACCAACCTTCGAGAGTTTTGATCGCCGGTTTGTTATTCGCTTTAGGTATCGGTCCGCCTTTCGGAAAATACCCGATTAATTTGTCCGAAAACACCTGATAACTGGCGTAACCATCTTCCATACCGCTCTCAAAAAGAACTGCTTCGACTATAACCGGCTTTTTGCGATACTTCGTCATCTATTCGTCCTCCTTCGAAATCACACGAAATCAGCGCTTCTCACCGACCACCCTTACGAATACCCTAGTCGGCTATCAAAACGTCTAATTTCGTGCATTTTACGTGTAAAATCGTTATCTACTCCGCTCTATACTCGCCGTCATCTTCGCAATTGTTCGATCAATACGTCCGCCTATTGTGATTAAAACGGAATCAACCTTCGAGGTCGTTAATAAAAACGATTTCCTAAGAAAGCGCATATTGTCCGCTAGTTCCGCAGCTTTTCCGGCTGAATTTCGGAATTCTTCTTCGATGTTCATTTGCGATCACCTTCGACCATTCCGTATCGTTCTCGCAATACTTTCATATCGGCGGCTATTTCCGATTTTAGCGCGTCGATTGCAGCCGGTTCTGAGCCGTCCGTTAGTCGCAATTGCTTCAGCGCCTCTATTTTCGTCCTTAACGCGCTGTTCGTGATCGCGGTCGGATAATGCGTACCGCAGACGATACAGTCAAAGTACGTTTCGACGACGCCTTTTCGTACGGTCCGTTCTTTTAATACGATGGCGGTTCGCTGATTGCATGCGTCGCAAGTGACGAAGTTAGGTAGCGTGGTCATGGTCGGCCACCTCCGTTTCCCAAACGACGATGTACGCAGCTCCGTCTTCCCCGATGCAGAGTGGCGCTCGCTGCGTCAGTATTTCCTTATCTCCCGCATCGACTCGATACGTATAAACGACTAATAAGTCGGGGCCCGGTCCTTTTATCGCGATCCTATCCGGTACATATTTCGCGTGAAGGTCCGCTAAAAACTCCGCGGCACTCTCTCCGAAAGATTTCCGAAATGAACCGCTAAAAGTGTCCGTTACAAAAACGTTCTCTTCGAGTTGAATACATCCGTCAGTAATTAGCGTCACGCAAACGTCTCCTCTCCGTTTTGAAATTCGCCTAACACCCCGAGTTTAAAAAATTGTGCGCAAGTTTTGTTCACCAGATCGGGCGGTTTTGGCCGGGGCGCTTGGGGGTAGGCGGCTTTCGTTTATTTTTCGCGATTATTATTGAATAACGCATTCATAACGTTGCATAACGAAAGTAACAAAAAGACTTTCTGTTACATTCGCGTTGATCACAAACGTTGGTATGTCGCTGTTGGTAGCCGTTCGACCAACGCAACTAAACGAATGAACTTTATGCATCGTACCAACCCCGCCATGCCGCCATTCGTGCGGGCTGCCTATGCCGGCTGGTATGTATAGGATCGTGCATAAACGGATTGGCTTCGGCTTTCAACCCCCTGAGTTTTCGGAGGCCTCGTCCGGTAGAGGCGTCTGCTTGGTTACGGCTTACCTCGCCTGTCTCTCACCGTCACCCTACCGACCGCCTTCGTACTATATTATATACACCGTCTGTGCCTGCCGTTACATAGCGCCTGTATGTCGGTACCCTATCCGTTGGTTAAGGCGCTGCCTATCGTCTTCCTATGCGTCGCCCTACCGTTAGTATGTTACGATGCGTTACGTCTCTCTATAACGTAAGACAGCATATCCGTATGTTACACAAGTATATCTACGCAATCCTTAACGTTTAGCTATCGTTTGTATCACCGTCCTATTAACGCTATCCTTTCCGTATGTATTTAAGTACAGCGCCCTCGGCTCCGCCTCGTCCGCAAATAATGAACCGCCGTCCTTCTATGTATGTATTCTATTGCGTTATCTGCGGAACGTAGTGACGCTATGTCTTTCCCTAAGAATAAGACAACGTTAACGCCTTAAAACGGCTGTATCCCACGTGGCTCTAAGCGTCAAGGCGGTTTTAGCGTGTTCTGTTTTCGCCACACTGAAAGGCCGTTTTGTTCTGTTTTCGCCACACTGAAACGTCGGCTACCCGTTTTTAGGCGCAAAAAAAGAGACGCTCGCCCTGAACGTCCCTACTCACCGCCTTCTTCGTCCTCTATTTCGAACAACTCCTCGTACTTCCATCCGCCTGCTTTCATTAGCGCGACGACTTGCCAATCTTCGTGGCGGCCATTCGAATCGAACCGCGAGATTGAACCCTGTGGAACGCCCGACGCTTCAGACAGTCTTATTTGCGTCCAGCCATCCGCCTTCATTAATTCCTTCAGACGCGGCCTTACGTTTATGCGCTTGCCCATCCGCACCACCTCCGTATTTATATAGGTAATTATACGATATCGAATATTATTTCGCAATATCCGTTGACATACGTTATACGATATCGTATAATAAAGGTACAGAAAGGAGGTGCACGAATTGATTGAACTGGCTACTAAAATATCCGTCTTGCTTGCGTCGTGGTTGGCGATCATCAAAACCGCGATGGAAATCAAGGCAATGAAAAAGCGACGGTCTCCCTCCAAGAAGAAACGTCGCAAGTAAACGGACGGGGCGCTAAGCCCCGGTTCAATCAATTATACCACATATGCGCAAAATTAATACGCTTGATACGTTGCTCATCGTCGTATTGATCGCCTGGATTGCGTTCACAGATTACGGTTCAATGCAGCCGATTGACTGCGCAGCCATCGTAACGTTACTGATTTTCGGCTTTACGGTCGCTTTAAAATCGCTAATAAAATAAGACGTCGAGCAGCCGTCCCTACCTAGACTATTACGACGCAATTAAGACGGCGCTGACGTACTAAAATCGTGGAGGAATCGTTGAATATGATCGAGTATAATTGCCCGGACTGTTCATTCGCCCGGCTAGACGTAGAAATCGAGACAGCCGCTAAATGTCCGAACTGCGGCGGCCTCCTAAACATCGAGGAGGAGATCGCTTAGTGGACGTAAAACTAACGGTTTTAGACGGAACCCAGGCGTCCGCCGATCCGCTACAACGAGCCGCCGAACTATTTAAAAGAGAATGCGACAATGCGCCTGCCGGCTTTGACTTCGGCTTTAGACTCGCTCTGATCGCGTTCGGATACGATATAAAACTCGAAGGAGATGACGTATAATGAAACGTTTTATTACGATAACAATCGCGGTAGTACTAATGACACTCGGCCTGACAGCGCCCGCCAATGCGGCTTCTATTACGGTAAAGGTTGACGCACCATACTACACGCCTAAAGCGACGTCAGTGGACGTTGTGGCATCGAAAAGCAACGGTAGCCGCGTATATTACACGATGACTCTGCAGCAACAATACACGGACGGATGGAAGTCGAAGCAATCGTTGAGCGGCGAATTCGTTAAAAGCACGCCGACCAAACGCTTCTATACCGCGTCTATGACGAACGGCCAATACCGGATTAAATTGACGGCTTATAGCAACGCAGCTAAGACGAAGAAAATCGGCACTTACTACTCGAAAGACTTCGCAGTGACGAGGTGGTAGGCGCCTACAATACGAAGGAGGACGACGATATGAAATTCCGCAGATTCTTGTACGGATGGGCTAGGTTTTTGGGCGATGTGAATGCGGTGAAGAAAAACGATGTAGGCGGTCGTATCATGCGTCGAAGCGTCGGAAAGGCTTTCGGAAGATTGTTTAAATAAGCGCATAGATACGTTATAATACGAAGGTTGTGAGGTGAAAGACGTGAATAGACCGCAGCCAGGCGATTATGACGTATCTGTCGTTTATGACATTCGCGAGATGCCCGACGTTAAGAGCGGACGGTGCGACAATTGCGATACGTCGAAGTTTAACAGTTCGATCAAAGGCGGAGTTTTCCTCCGTAAGTGTTCGAAATGCGGAATGACTAAACGAATATAGCGCAAAAATAAAGACGCCCTCAAAGGCGTCCTTTTTCGTTTATTTAACGCGACTTCTTGGCGTGATCATCGAATAGTTTTCGTACAGCCACTGTCCATTCCGTTTTAAAGCCTTCGGGCTGGCGGAACAATAAATCCGGATGCACTAAATAACGTACCTCGTTGCGCGTTCCGGTGACCAATACGGCGCCTACGCCTTGCAGACGTCCCATGATTTTCGAGACCGTCGATGCGTCATGTCCGATTAATTCGGCTAACGTTTCGCGCCCGATGTACTCAATGTCCGCCTTTTCTGCGTTAGGATCTGCGCAAAGGTAATATTCGCTATAATGAAAGAACGGAATGATCTTATACAGCATGCCGATTTCGTTCAGGCGCAGATTAGCGATCGTCTGACGAGCTTTGACCGTATAGACTTTCGTAAATACTTCGTTTTTGATGCGGCCACCCATCGTATGAAAACGGCTGCTAACGTAAATGCCGTCGTCTTTTAGCTCGATTAAGCCGAGTTCAACCAAGCGACCCACCAGCGCATTAGCATTCGAGCGGCTACGGTCAAGCAAGCGAGCTATGTCCGACTTATTCATAGGTTCCCCAGCCGCCCCTTTTACGAGCTTGCCGTCGCTTTTGATGCGTAGCTGAAGCATGATTTTAACCATTGCGCCAGCTTCCGTAAGTGATAGGTCGCGAATAATAGCGCTGAGCGTATCGTTGTAAGATACGATGTAATTGCGCCCATGATGAAAACGTTTCTTTGGCGCTAGGGTCGCTCTCAGCCGTGCCTTTTCGAGCTCTTCCGGCGTCCTAATGACGGCTTTTATGGCATCCGGCACAAATACGCCAAGTTCTCCGTCCTCATTTACTACGCGATCATACTTCATCATACCGCCCCTTTTCGTATTTATCGCAAAACAAAAGACGCCTATTGAGCGTCTGACCTTACCGTTTTGAAGCCGGTTGCTATATTTACGGTGAATTGTCCGCTAGACTTTCCGTTGACGAAATCGTTGTATAGTTTACGCGCCGTCTTATTACGTGCTTTTGCGTGACGGTCCGTGAATAGATTATCGTAAGGCGATCGGGTGCGTCGTTTAGGTACGCCGCGATTGGTGCCGGTGCTATCGTATTCCTCGGCCATCTTATCGGATGCTTCGCCTGTCTTGCGCGTCTTTTCCATACGCTCGGACATGATCGGGTAGTCCTCAGCCGTCATTTTATTGCGGCGTGTGTCCGATAGTTCTTCGTATAAGATTAAGTCTGAAAGACGTTCCAGTGCGTTTGCGGGCGGTGTGACATCGTATTTCGCGAGTAAATCGTTAATCGCTGCGATACGTTCTTCGCGCTCTAAGGCGCCGGCTTTTGTGCGTTCGTATAGAGCCGTAATGGCTTCGTGCAGTTCTTCCTTCGTCAATTAGGCGCCCTCCTCTTTTGTACATAGTTCCAATAAAACGTTATTGTTTATGGCATGTTGATAAAAACCCATTCGCCCCCGTAGAATATCCCCACCAAAGCACACCCCGCCGCGTAAAATACTCCGACAGCTAGCCCAAAAATAAGTAGGAATATCGGTATTATAGAAAAACCTAAAATAAAAGCTTTTTTCGGAGGCGAGCCCCATACCCATCCGCCTAATACATATCTATCCCGCATGTCTGCTATAGATAATATCGTGGATATTACAACATAAGCAATCACGCATAGTGTAATCATATGTTTTCACTCCTTCGTATACGAATTTAGCAAAATAGACAGTACCCGCGGCGAAATTTTCGGATGGTTCATAGTGTCGTAGCACCACCGTAAGTAATCTCGTAATTGATCGATTTCTTTCTTCGTTAATTCATCCGGCATCAAACCGCCCCTTTCGTAGTTCCGTAGCCTTCGCCATGTGACGCCCAATAGTAATAGATGTCGACGATCTTATTTACCGCTGCATTAATCGCATAATCTACGGCTTGCTGCGTAATGCCGAGAGCCGCGCCCGCTTGTGTTTGCGATAGATCATCGAAATATACAAGGCGCAGTGCTTCGTATTGCTTCCCGGTCAGCGACGCCAATTCGATAGCGCGGTTCAGGTCGATCAAGATATCGCACGCAGCCATGTCGCCCAAGAAACGTCGCTGTCTGAGCGTTGTGTAATCGGCTAGAAGCGCCTTGACGCCGTCTGGTCCGTCGAGTTTGTATTGCGTTTCATAACGTAAATGCTGGTCGGGCTTGTTCGTCGATGCGCCCAATAATATCGCCTCCTTCGTTTGCTTTCCGCCTATAAATCGACTATAATCGTCTTATAAAATAAGCGAGGTGTATCCGTATGGCATTAGAATGGATTTCCGCAGTTAGTAATACCGCATACATAACGTTGGACAACCAGAAGAGAATATACGTTAACGCTGCGGCTAAAGCGTTAATCGGAATACCGCCAAACACGCCTTTTCAACTTACGATCGGCTACGATAAAGAAGAATCGCGCCTAGTCGTTGCGAAGCCGGAAATGGTCAAATCGGACGTCCAGCCGTTCCAGTTCAATAAAGATTCGTATAGTAAGCGTGCCCGACACGTTCTAGAAGGCGCAGGACTTGAAGATCGCGAATTGCCGCTACGCTTCTATTTAATCGGCGATGGCGAGGCGTCTAAGCAACCGCATCTAGCCTATCCGAAAGGAACCTACGCGTTCTCTTTGAGCTGATCGGCGAGCGCGACTCCGATGTACCATGCGACTCGTGAAGCTATACCGTTGCCGACGATTCTGTATTGCGCCGATAAAGAGATATCGTCCGGCAGTACGTAGGTGTCAGGTACGGATTGGATTCGGAGACATTCGCGTACAGTAAAACGACGAGGCGCTTCAGTGGGGTGAATCGGCTGCCCACTGTTATGATGCGCTGGAATCGTATTTGACGGGTTGCCTAACGTTTGAATGCGATTAGCTTGATCGTACGAATATTCGCGTTTCGGAGTCCAAAACTTACCGCAATCTTGATGGCTAGGTTCCGGTAAATCTCCAATAGCATCCCGCAAGACTGCCGTCTTATAATCGCCTTCTAAGGGCTTCGGAAATTCGAACGTGAATCCGAGGTCTTTTCGTGTACCTACGATGAATACCCGCTCACGCTTCTGAGCCACACCGTAATCCCACGCGTTTATTAGCTGCCAAGAAACTTCGTAGCCGATTTCGTCGAACTTCGCCAGTAAGCCGTCAAATGTAGGACGGTGGCGCTTCGATATCAGCCCCTTAACGTTCTCAAATACGAAGGCTTTCGGTTGCTTGGCGGCAATGATGTCGAGGTAGCGCCAAACTAATTTACCGCGATCTCCTTCAGCGCCTGCGCCTTTGCCCGCAACCGAGAAATCTTGGCACGGAGGGCCACCGAAAATGACGTCTGTATTCGGTAAAGAATCGATATCAATCGTACTGATATCCGCTTGCTCTACGTGGTCGCCGAAGTTATGCCGATAAGCCTTGACGGCATTTTTATCGAAATCGAGCGCCTTTACAATATCGAAGCCGGCCGCCTTGAAACCGACTGCTCCAAGACCACCTCCGCAGAAAAGCTCCAGTACCGTAAGTCCGTTCGCCGGTTGCTGCGGTGTTAAATTAAATCCCGTCATTTAACGCCCTCCTTCGTCATAATTTCGTCTAGTCGCGCATATAGGTCGGCAAGCGATCCGTCATTTGCGATCTCATAATCGACTTCGAATTCGTCGAGCGCCGTTTCTGTCGGATGGTTTAAGTCGGCCGGCTTGAATTTATCGCCTCGTCTTTTGGCGCGTTCAATACGCAGTTCGTCCGGAGCAGTAATACGGAGTATCTTAAAACCATCCGCCTTTGCCCGTTCATACTCGACCGGCTTCCGGATATCCGTGATCAATATGCGACTATCTCGGCAGCATCGCAGTTTCTCGTGTGCTTTTATGCGGCGGAACAGATAATCGACCCATACGTCTTTTGCGCCAGGCACGTCTAATTCGGTAATGCCGTTAATGAAATCACGCATAGGCTGGCGCTGTTTGGCGTCTCCGCGCAGTTCCGGAAATAGTTCGTAGAATAGCGCCTTACCTTTTGCGGAAAATGTGAACGGAAAGAATTCGTACATTGCGACAAGATAATCGACGGCTACGTCTTTGCCTGCGCCCAGCTTACCCGTGATTGCGAGTTTCATAGGCCGGCCTTCTTTAGGCTTACGTATACCTGCGCAAGCTCATCCGCAGTAAACGACAAGGCTTTCGGGCCGTCTGCCACAACCTTTGCGAGCTGCTCTCCGAGACGGACTTTATCTTCGTGGAGGGCGTCGATTTCCGCTTGGTGACGTGCTGCAGTACGTTTTAATTCCGCCACCTCTGCGCCTAGATTGGCAAGGACGGTGATGACGTCTGATTCTTGCGCCTCGGCAGCGTCTTGAACCGGAGTGAGGACGAGAAGCCGGTCTCTATCCCCGTCGAAATAATCTTCTCTACCCAAATCGTTTTCCAAATATGAGGAACCATCGTCATATTTGATATCAATTTTTTTCACAGTACTGATAAGACCCAAAGGAATACCACGGCTTTCAGTTACGATAATCTTTTCGCCCACTTCCGCCTTACGATCTTCTAAACGATAGCGCTCACCGTCAATGTGGACGATGTCGGTCGGTTCGAGTACGTGGTATTCCGTATGAAATATAGTTCCCTTCTCGCTGTAGTCAGAAATTGCCGCAACACTTCGTACGCAATCATCCGATTCCGAAATATCATCTACCGTAAAAACATCGCCTTCATTATACGGATCTTGACGATCGCTCTTCTCTACAATTATGATCTCCTCGCCAACTTCTGCGTTTCTATCCACCGCAACATATTCGCGATCAACGCCGAGCTTTTCGTCCTTTAATACGTGGTTCATTCCGCCGCCTCCCTATTTCGTTATGATTTCCGCCTTTAGCCGCTGCCGTCCGAATGACCGCGCCTCATCCACGCCCGCAACGTATAGATCGATATGACCTTCCGTTATTGCGCCGCCTCGATCCTCGCAAGTCCTGACGCCGATGCCTTCGATGTTCAGCCGAGTCCCGAACGCCATTGACGGCGGGCAGGCAATCGTATGGCCCGTTTTAGTGCGTGTGCCGTTTGCCGTGATGCCGTAGTCGGGATCGCCGGCTGACTTGCCCGTAGACTCGGCACCGTTTGTGTACGCAGTAACTTCGTAAGTTTTCGCTAGTTTTGGTACTTTCTGCTTGCGTTTGACTACGCGCTTTGACGTCGGTTTCTTAGCCTTCGTCTTTTTAAGCGCCTCGACTTCGCCTGCTAACGCCTTAATGCGCTGATTGGCTCGCTGTAAAGCCGCTTGATCAGCCGTTAAAATGGGCGCTGGTATTTCCGCCGCTGGTTGCTGCGTACATAATAAGCCGCACGCAAGCGTCATGGTCGCCATTATACCGATGCAGACACCCCCTCGAAGAATTGCGCAGTCCACGGCTCGACTTCGGTTACGGCACGGCGTAAGGCTTCGGCTAGGTCAGCAATTTCCGCCTGTGCACCGTTGCCCTTCCGTCTTTTAGTGTAGAAGTCTAATAGGGCGCGTAAGTTAACCTTCATTACGAGATTAGTGGACGCGCCTTGCGGTAGGACGGCGCGGGCATCTTCTGCTGGTACGCCCGCTTTACGCAATAGATCGTAGGACTCCTGTGCGTGTTTCATTGCGTCGTCAAAAATATCGTCCGCAGTTAAATCGTAATCATCACCCACCACTGCGATTTTATCGCCTGTAACCTTTTCCGGCACGACGTAATCGAATCCGCCCGACCTATCTCCGCTTCCTAATCGTACATATCGTTGTGATTGGACGCTGAAACTAAAGCCGACGCGGTGTCGTGTTAACTGCGCTAATAAGGCGCGGCTTACGCCCTCGATCGCGAAGTTGAACGTAATTCCTTCTAAAGTAGACGTATGTTTCGACGCAACAATCTGCCGAATAAGCCTATCCGCGTCTGAGCCGGAGTCGCCGTCCGATGCGGCTGATCCGAAATACTTGGCGCCCTCTTTAATCGCAATTTCAGACGGCTTGTTTGCGCTATAACAAGTACGGATGGCGGTCAGCGCGAGAATCTTTCCGTCAGGTGCTTCGGCAAGTTGTTCGGAGGCTTTCCGTAATTTCTCTCTGAATTTCGCGCTCAATTGCGTGTGAAACATTAGCTCAACGTTCATTTTGGTTTCCGCCATTTATTCGTCCTCCATTCGTTTCAAGGCTTCGTAGTTATTTACGAGGGTCTCCTTTAACATTACTTCGCGCATTTTCTCAACCGTCGTCACTCGAAAAGTTACGTCATCTTTTCCGTACATCTCGCAATCGACGACCCAATCACGAAATAAGTCGTTTATATAGGGAAGATCGCCTTTTCCGTAAAGTTTTCCGTTTAAGAAGCACGCGTAGATTTGCGTCATTTATTGGCCGCCTCCTTGACCGTCTTCGCAATCCTTCTATACTTCCGCTTTGCTTCGTTTCTACTAACGTTTTCGTGATATACGATCATTTCGGCGACGGCTCGTTCTAATGAATCGTATTCCTCTTCGTTTATCCATCCGAGGTTTACCCATAATCCGCTAACGTTTTTATTAGCCCAACGTAAGGTCGTCTTGATCGGCGTTCTATAAACGATTGCACGTAACGCAATGAAATCGACTGCGTATTCCGAAATCAGTTCGAAACGTTCGGTATGAACAAACGTCTTCCCGCTTTTTCTCGGTGGCAACTTCGTCATTTCCCGACTCCGCTACTCCCGAAGCCGCACGCACCTCGCTCCGTATCTTCCAACGCATCCACAACTGTAAAGGTCGCTTGCTCTACCGGTTTGATGACCGCTTGAGCTATGCGATCTCCTTTGCGGATGATGTACGTATTTACTAGGATAATTCGCATATCCGGCGAATAAGCGTCACTCCCGTCAATCCTATTTATAAACACCGTTGATTTTCCGAAATCCTTCGATGTATTATCCACGATTACGCCGACCTCGCCTGCATAGCCGCTATCTACCGTCCCTAGTTGAACGCGTAGATGCGTCTTTAGCGTAATACCCGAACGCGGGCGTATCTGCATTTCGTAGCCCGCCGGAATCTCGAACGCGAGGCCCGTAGGCACTAGCGCCGTCTCACCTGGCTCGATAATGACGTCTTCCGCCGCGTATAGATCGAAGCAGGCGTCCGTCGAATGTGCGTATGTTGGCGTAGTTGCGTCGGCTGATAGCCGTTTAATATTTACGTTCATTGCGATGCCTCCTCGATAGTCCACCCGTTTAAACGTGCGTATTTTAACTTTCGCGAATAACTCCTCTTCCAACTGCTCCATTTTCGCGAGAGACCGTGGGCAGCTAACGGATTTTTCTCTTTTTCTGCACGAAGAATATCGCTAACCCACTGCGGAACTTCCGGTTTATAGTACGGATCATTATTTTTGGTCATCTACTCGCCCTCCTTCGTCTGTTTCCCGTCCTCAAACGGTAGCGTCATTACGTACAGTAAGAACGGCGCTCCTGCCGCCACGAACCACCAAAAGCCCGCTGCATGTGCGTACCAAAAGGCCGGCACGATGGACGCTATAAGCAAAGCGCCTCGATTAATCGTCTGTCGCATACGATCAGCTCCTCATTTTCGCTTTCACTTATACAGTCGCATGTGGGCGGCGGAAATCGGGACATTAATCGGCAGGGAAATTAAAAACTCCGACTAACTCATCGCTAATCATCAAAAAAGAAGTCCTCATCGCGAATTGCTTCAGCCGTAGCCTTTTTGTATCCGTTCCCTTTTAAACTAAACATATCAAAGGATTTCGTCTTCGTACTTAGTCCGTTAATCACAATCGGATTGACCGGCTCATCCGGAAAATGCGCATCAAAACCGAGGTTCATGAGCGCCTTATTCGCGTTGTATCTAACGAAAGCCTTAACATCGTGCGCCAAGCCGACCGCGCCGTACACATCATCCGTGTATGCGACTTCGTTCTCGTATAGATCCGCTAATAACCCGACCGCCCATTCGTGTAGATCCGCCTTCACGCCGTCTGTTTGACGGTTGTATATTTCCTGCGCCAACAACCCGACGTAGACGCCATGAATCGCTTCGTCGCGAATAATTAAATTGATTATCTCCCCGCTCTGCATCATGCGTCCTTGCCCGTAGAAATACAACGGATAATAAAAGCCGCTGTAGAATAGGAAACTTTCGAGATACACCGAAGCCACCATCGCTTTATACAACGAAACGTCGTCGCCTGCCTTGATATCGCGATAAAGGTCGGTGATCAGCTTCGCTTTGCGCTGCAAATAACGGTTCTCTTTAACCCATTCGAAGACGGCCGTAATAGTTTCCGAAGGCGCCAGCGTTAAGAAGATATTCGAATAGGACTTCGCGTGCACCGCGTTCTCCATCATCGCCATGAAATTAAGGACGGCCTTGCGTTGGTGACCGTCTACGTGCGCCATGATCGCAGGCATGCCGGTGTTGCCTTGCTCCGTATCTAATAACGTCAGGCCGGCGAGCACTTTCATATACGTATCGCGTTCGGCTGGCTTCAGTTCGTGCCATGCGAGAAGATCGCCATTTAGCGAAATCTCCTCCGGTAGCCAAAACTGCTTGACGTTCTGATCGTAGAACATGGCCGTGAAATTATCGTCTTGTTGCGACCAGTTAGCCGCTGTGAATGTCGTCATATCCCTCATCACCTTCGCATTTTTAAAGTTTTACGCAGTGTTTTAAAAGAAAAGAGGCCTTACTCTTATATTATCTACGACTTTCAAAATTCCGAGATAGGAGTGTTCGTAGATAATGATTAATGTTTTAAAAGAATTATCGGTTCTGGTACTTGATTTTGGTATGGAAAATTGGCTATTTTTACTTCTAAAAGCTTTGGTGACCTTTCTATTTACTAAACTAGTGCTTTACGTTTGGACATGCATTAAGAGTCATATAGAGCGCCTAATAAGCAAAAGGAGACCTACCGACCCGATCAACTTCGTCCCTATGAGAAAGCGCAGATACTAGACTGCGCAGCTTAGACAACCTTCCTGTCCCGTATCCTTCGTCCGCGCATAATAAAGCGTCTTGATTCCTTTGTGATGTGCGTATAGATCAATCCGATTCAGATCACGCGTCGTCATCGTATCTTTTAAGAACAGCGTAAATGAGATACCTTGGTCGACGTGCTGCTGAATTGTTGCGATCATATCGACGACCTTAAACATATCCATGTCGTACGCTTCCTTATAGAAGAACCAGTTTTGCGGCGATAAGCCCGGCATTGGGTAGTACGTCTTCGAGTTTCCGTAAGTCCGCTCCTCAATACGTTCCATAACTGGCATGACCGAAGCCGTCGCCGACTGCACATACGAAATAGATCCGTTAGGCGCAATCGCAAGTCTATAGGCGTGGTAAAGGCCGTGCAGATTTACGTTGTCGCGTAAGACTTCCCATTCGAGAGGCGTTGGAATCACGATGTCTTTAAATAGCGCCCGCACTTTATCCGTTTTTGGTCGATAAGCACCTTCGAAATACTTCTCGAAATACTCTCCGCTCGCATACGTAGATCCCTCGTATCCCTCAAACGTTGACACCGTTTCCCGCGCCAATTCATTCGAGCGCACTAACGTCCAGTAATTGACGGTCGCGAAAAATACGTTAGCAAAGTCCCGCGCTTCTTCCGATTCATAAGCGATACCATTCTGTGCTAGGTAGCCGTGTAGGTTCATTGCGCCGAGTCCGATAGAACGCATCTCACGGTTAGCCTTTGCGACGGCCGGCGCATTTTTGATATTCGTAGATTCCGAAACGACCGTAAGCGCATCGACGGCCAATTTGACGGCGTTTTCGATCGAGCCGCCCGCCATTACATTCGCGATATTAAGAGATCCGAGATTGCACGAAATGTCCAGGCCGATGACGTCCGGTTCGCCATAGTCGGTGTACTGCGATACTTTACTGCACTGAAGTACCTCAGAACAGAGATTAGAGAATTTAACGCGACTGATATGATTAAGCGCATGCTCTCGGTTAACGTTGTCTTGAAACATTAGATAAGGGTATCCCGATTCTGAACGCAGCACGGCCATCTTTTCGAGTAGCTGACGCGGGTTGATCTGCTCCTTACGTACCGCCGGATTATTTACGAGTTCGTCGTACATTGCGCCGATGTCCATTTCGTCAAGATGCGTGCCATACGCCTTATAGACCGTATGTGGATAGAAAACGTAGGCTGGACGATCTTCTCGCGCTAGTTCGATGAACTTATCAGGCACAACGACGCCGATTGACAGTGTTTTGACTCGGACGTCTTCATCTGCCGAGATTTTCTTCGTATCTAGGAAATCGTTTATGTCTGCATGGAATACGTTTAGATACGCTGCGCCTGCTCCGCTTCTTTGACCGGCTTGGTTGATGTGGCGCAGTGATTGATCGAGGTTTCTCATGATCGGAACTACTCCGCTAGTCACACCCTCGTAATCCATAAGCGACTCACCTTTTGCGCGAGTCTTCGAAAGGTTTACGGAGATGCCTCCGCCGATTTTCGATAACTGGCGTACCGTCGAATTCATCATGTTGATATCGTTTAGTGAATCGCCGACCTCGAGTAGGAAGCACGATACCATCTCGCCTCTACGTTTGCGTCCGGCGTTTAGGAACGTAGGTGTCGCCGGCTGATACTCCTGGCGGATCATTAGTTTTGCGAATTCGATCGCCTTAGCCCCGTCACCTTTACCGAAGTACAGCGCACAACAAGCGATGCGGTCCTCGTAACGTTCGAGAATCTTTTTACGGTCGTTCGTCTTCAGCGCGTAGTCATTGTAAAACTTGAATGCGCTCATGAACGAAGGGAATCGGAACTTGGCGGCATAGGCCGTTTTGTAGACCGCCTTGATTTCATCGAATGTATAAGCGTCTAGGAACTCCGTTTCGTAATAATCGTTATCGCGTAGGTAGTCGAGTTTCTCGCGCAAGTCGTGGAAAAATACGGTGTTTTGATTTACGTAGTCTATAAAATAAGCACGGACGGCCTCTTCGTCTTTTTCGAATTGAAACCGTCCGTCTTTTTGAATCATAATTTCGTTATTTAACTCGATGTGTCGCTTCAAAGCGCCTTCACCCTTTCCGTGAATAATCTAACGTCCTCGTCCGTCCCTGCTAATTCGAATTTACCGATCACTGGCACGTTATAAAGCGTCGCAATAACGTCGGCAGCCGCGCCAAAGCCGTCGCCCCAATTACGGTTGCCCGATGCCGCCACGCCGACCATCCAATCGCCATTATCCTTAAGCCATTCGCTTACCGTTGCGGGCGGTTGACCGAAATCGTAAGTCGGCGTTACGAGCACGAACGGCTCCTCGACGACATCACCCGTCTTGACTTCACGCGCATGACCGCCTAGTCCGGTCTTAGCGATGAACCGCCGTACGTTTCCCGTCAGCGAGTAGAAATATACGATCACGGCTGAACTCCGGTCGCGTACGCTAATAACACCGCGGTAGGAATGATCAACAAAACAAGGCCAGCGATTTTCGTCGTGGTTTCTTCGAACGTCTTCACCTTCACGCCGCCTACAAATATAATGAGAATCGCAAGGCTGAATAGCGCAACGTACGTAATCATTCGTCTTCACCCGCCTCGATATCCAACTCCGCCAATTCGGCTTCGAGGTCATCAACCTTCTCGTTTAGATAGTTGAGTTCGCTTTCTAAATCGTCGATTCTACCTTCGGTAACCTCAACCAAGTCGTATAATTCGAAAAGTTCCGCTTCAATATCTTCGTATTTACTCATCTGCGCCCACCTCTCCGTTCAATTTCCGTTTCTAATTCCGCAATTCTAGCAGCCGTCCGGTCACGCTCGATTTCCGTCTCAATCCGTTTAGATTCGAGGCGACTTAGGCGGTACTCATGATCAATCAGATCGACTTCCAATCGGCGCTTCATGTCGGTCAAATTTGCGATTGGTGCAACGAAAATGTCTCCGTATCCCATCGTTATTTACCTCCGATCGTGTCGAGAATTTCTTTGATTGCGTAATATTCCGGACTCAGCATTTTCATGACACCGATAGGTATCGTCACCATTCCGGTAATTAAAGTCGCGACGGTGACGACGATGATTACGATAAACAAACCTCCGTCACCCACATTCCGCAGCTTATAGTAAAACGACTCATCTTCACCCCACGCGGGCCGTTCTCCATTTGCGATGATCAAATATGTCAGGCGAACTAAAGCCGCAAATATCACGAACGAGACAACGCCTACCGCCACGTTGACGATTCCGAAGATGTGTTGCTGCTTGACGATCACCCCGTAAACATGTTCCGCCGCCACTCCGAGCTTTGCGGCTAATTTGTCGATGTAAGCCATCGCTTTATCCATTTATTCCGCCTCCTTCGTCAGATTATCGTCAATTCGGACATGCATTTTCGTTACGTAGAAAATCGTATAACCTTCGCCCCTAAGCGAAGCGATGAGTACCTCAGTATCCGCCACTTTGGCGCAACCTAGCACCTTTGCGTCCGAATAAAGGAACCCTTCCGTTTTACCTGCGATGACAAAATAACCGTTTTCCATCTATTTCGCCCCTTTCCGTTTCTCAATTACGCCTTCACGAACCAGGTACGAAAGCCCAACCGCCACCGCATCCGATTCATCATCCGTACGAAACGTAAAGTCATCCGGTAACGCAATCATGCGCCTTACACCCGCCTCTACTTCGTCCTTTGTTGCGTTGCCTTTTCCGTTCACATCACGCTTAACTGTGGTCGGCGGTATCTCTTCGTCAACCTTGTACCCGTATTTACCAAGCGCCGTATCAATGACCGCCCATGCTCCGAACACTGTTTGCGTCGATCTCTTATTTCGACCGCCCGTGAAATGTTCGCGGACAACTACGTCAAACGGTCCGTATTCGTGCAGAACCATTGTCGTTGCAGCTTCGATATAAGAGTAGCGGTGGCTATCCGGAGATTGGCTTGACGTACTAACAGAAGTTACGTGAACGAGATTGATACGCGGGCCAGACTTTAGGCGCTTAACTTCGAGGACTGCGAAGCCTGGATTCGTTGATATGTCTAGCGCAAGGATACGGATAGGCTTGACGGCGGTCAATTTACTACCTTCCAAGAATAGGCGGACCCTTTTTTCACTTCTTCTAAGGTAATTTCGCCGAGATCCACGCCTTTTAAGTACTTAAATAAATCACTCATAAATATTTCACGTCTGATACTCTGCGACTCATCTTCGATAACAAGTCCGGCACTTGATCGCGTAGAGAACCAATCGACGACTTTAAAATTTCCGATCTCTCGTTTTTTATCACGCTCAATCAATTCGAGATCAGTTCCGCAATGGTGACGTCTAAAATACGGGTTTTTAACTTCGATATCGCATCCGCTGCAATAATGAATCTTTATTTTCCCGGCCATCAAACCGCCTCCCCTTCTCGGACTCTCTCGATAAATGCGAGCGCCTCTGCGTACTGCTGCTTCGTGCTTGCGTACATTCCTGATCTGCGAACCTGCGCCACTTTCTCGCGAATGGTTTGTAGTTCCTCGTCCGTTAACGACTTAGCAATCGTAGTTTTATAGTTGTTGAACGTCCATGCTCCGAGATCAAGCGCCGGCGGCGTACCCGCATCGACCGCATTTCGGATATCTACGAATCTATCAAGAATCGCGTCAATGTCATGCGGCTTGATTTCGATGCCAAACGCTCGGATGTCCGGCGACTTCTCGAACTCACCTTCCGGATAGACCCACGATTTCTTTGACGCGTTGACGTAGAGAATGACGTAATAATCGACGCCGTACATCGGTCCGTAAGTCACGCATTGCGCTACGTGTTTTGCCTCCGGTTCACGCATCGAGTGTAACGACGTCTTGGCGGCGGTCGTTTGCTTCGACTTGATTTCGAGGCCAACCCGTAGGATTTCGCCGTCTGCCGTCACGTAGCGCAGAATGCCGTCGCAGGTCCCGTATAGATAGAACGTCTGCCCGCCGCGCTCGATCTTGTGATTGCGTTTGGCAAAGTCCTCGAATACCGGCGTTCCATCTTCGTTGCGTTCGAAGTCAAACGGGCACACGCGTCCGGTCTTTTTACCGAAGTGCTTCGCCATGAACAAAATATCGCGCTGGATCATGTCGCCGATCGCCGTTCCCAGGCGCGTCCATCGTCCTTGATATGGCGGCTTGGCTTCGACGTCCTTTTTCGCATTCAGCGCCTTGTGGTATAGTTCGCGTGGACATGCGTTTGCTGCCGACGGCGAGAAATACGGGCGCTTCGGAAATACGTTTGGCGCTTCCGAATACCATCTGTGAATATCTGCGGTTAGATCGTTATCCCACGTTTCAGGCAGCGAGTGCCATTCGTTAAGATACGATACCAATTCATCCGCGATTGATTGCGCAAATGACGGCTCGGAAGAACCGCCGTTACTAAGTAATTGAGCCGCTAATTTTCGTTTGTCTGCCATCAATTAATCACGTCCCTTCATATTGCGCTCGATGATAGAACCGATCTTTAACGACATCGCTTCGTTATCTCTTAGCGCTTGGTAAATACGCAACAGATCCGCTTTAGATAGCGCAACCATCTGAACCTCCCAAACGATTGCGTGCTTGGGAACGAATTTCATCGGTCTGTCCGGCGCTTCCATAACTACGTTCGCAAAGTCGTTATATTCACCGGAAACTTGCGGTAAGTATCTACGGAAAATTTCAATCGTTGCTTCTACGTCATTTAGCGCACGATGATGGCCGTCTAGTGAAATTCCGTTTCGTTTAGTCACGGCTTTAAGAGACGCGGATAACTCCGGTTCTACAAAGCGCGCCATTGCTCTCGTACAATAGAAACGTTCCGGCTCGATTCCGCCGCGACTAATAAACGAAAGATCAAACGGTGCATTCTGCGCAACAACGACAGCGTCTCCGATGAAGTTTTGTAATTCGTCTAACGCTTCCCATTCTTCCGGAGCATCTTCGAGGTCTTTCTCCGTGATTCCGGTTAGATTCGTGATGAATTCGGGTAGCTCGCGGCCTTCTTCTAACGCGACCATTGTGTGAAATCGGGAAACTTCTGTCGATGCAAATACCTGACCGCCCCGATCGATTTTAATCGCGCCAATTTCGATAATCTGATCTTTTTTATGATCGAGTCCCGTCGTTTCTAAATCGAGCACTACGTATGTTTGTGGAATCATTAAATCTCCTCCTCATCTTTAAACCAATCGTCTAAGGGAACGCCTTCTCCCCATTTCCGCATAACTTCGATATCAGTTCCGTTAGGCACAACGTCTCCCCAGCGATACGAGTTAAGCATAATATCGCGAATATCTTGCGCTTCTTCTTGTGTGAAATCTTCCGGAACCTCGAAAATTAGTTCGTCATGTACCGATGACCACAATTTCCATCCCGACTTGCTTTCGCAATACTCATGCGCCTTAATCATCGTCACTTTCGTTTGGATAGATGACGATCCTTGAACACGCGCGTTGGTAGCCTGACGTAAAGCTCGGTTAATGCTCGAATTATGTTTTCTAGCAGCATCATATTTAGGATCGTTCCACTTTCCGAATGGAATATTTTTTCTCGGTAATTTCGCGTCGGGCAGCCTTCGCTTACGTGCTTTTAAATCCGCCCATACGAACCCATACTCACGGACAAAGTTTTCGTTCTCTTTTAGCCACGAAGATAGCTTCGGCATACTTCCGAATAGCTCTTCCTTAAACGCCGTAGCGTCTTTCTTAGAAGTTCCGAGCATGTCTGCGAGAGAATAGTCGCTCATACCGTATAGCGTCGCTAGCCACACAACCTTCATCTGCTTGCGCTCTTTCGTGTCGGAACCATCTGGATTCTTATATACATCCGCATACGGCCTTTTATAAAAGTTAGATGCCATCGTTGCGTACGGATCAAGACTTTTTAAGAATGCGTCAATTAGAACGGGTTCTTCCGACAAGTATGCGACGCATCTAATTTCCTGTGCTTTGAAGTCGGCGCCTACAAGAACTTTTCCTTTCGGTGGCACAAACATAGGTCGCGCTTCAGGCGGTTGGTTCTGCACGTTGAACCCCTGCTGCGTCTTGTCTTCTTCATCCTTACCGGAACTGAATCTCCCTGTTACGGTTCCCATCGGGTTGAATCGTGAGTGCCATCGCTTAGTTGTAGGGTTTTGCTTAGTCGGTAGAGTATCGATATATGTTCCACTCAACTTGCTGATTTTACGGTATTCCAAGAGCTTCGCAATGATATCGTGACTGTCTTTTAACGGTTTCAGTGTTTTCTTCGCATCCATATTAGGAAGTTCTTTGCCGATCGATTTCGAGAGTGCGGGGCGCATTTGATGCGTCGAATTTAGATTTATCGGTTCAGCGCCTTCGTGGAATGGCGTTAACTCTGCGACTAACTCTTCCCGTAATTCTTCGGCACGTTGGTGCAACGTTTCTCCGTATTCCTTAGCGAAGTCTAAGTCGAGTACATATCCGTTGGCTTCTAAGGTTACGATTACATATAGCAACGGTACTTCTACGGTTTCGTAGTACTTTAAGACCGTCGGCATTTGCGCCATATGTTTTCGCTGAAATTCGTAAAGTCTCCAAGTTAACTCCGTATCCTTCGCAGCATAAACTAGCGCAATATCAAGCGGAACTTCTCTAAACTGCGCATTCTTTCCGAATAGACTGTCGTAGGTGTCCGACGGCGTTTTTAGATATTTAGGCGCCAAGTCTTTTAATTTAAACGATCCAGCACCGCCGGTACTTCGATCACTTTCGTTCTCGTTGAGAATATGCATCGCAGTCATCGTATCCCACACGACGCCTTTGAGGTCATGTCCGTGTCTCCGTAGCATTGCGATATCGAATATGGCATTATGCAAAACCTTTCCGATCGTATCATCGTTAAATACGACCGCTAATTCGTTGAGTACGTACTCTCGGCCAAGCTGTTCGCAGTCAACGTGATCAACCGGTATATATACGTGGCGATCAGCTTTCGGCAATGTCAACGATATCCCAACGATGATGTCTGTATAAACATCTACGCCGGTCGTCTCCGTATCAACTGCGATTATTTCCTCGTTCCTAAGCTCGTCGAGTAATTCCTCAAGTCTGTGTTCAGTGGTAATAAGTTCGTAATTATCCGGCGTTTCCTCGACCATCTTGCGCAGCTTTTCCTCACGGGCCTGCGCTTGCACCGTTTTCCAAAGACGCAGCGCTTCCGCCTTGCTAAATTTCTTCGGCTTGCCCGCCTTATTAACGCAGTCAGAAGGATCGCGCGCCAAGCGGCCGCCCTCCATAGCCGCCTTGACTTCGTTTAATTTCTGCCGATCTGAATCGCTAAGTTTGCTTGCGTAAATGCGACGCCACGCATCCTCGATTGGCTCGGCGGCGTTGGCCGCTTGCTTACGTTTAGCAACTTCGGTCGCCGGCGCCGCCTTGCCCGCATTTACGTTTAGTTTTAACGGCTTGATTTCCACGTCGCGTCCTCCTTTCTTTGTTAAAAGTCGATATCAGCGCTAAAGGTATAATTTGATTCCGTAGGTTTCCTGTAGGTGTTTCTTAATTTCGGCGTATTCTTCTTCGGAAATCTCCCACGTCTTAAGGAATTCGGAGAAACTGCGCCTTGATGCTTCCTTTAATAATCCGTACATTAACGTTCCAAATACCGCGTTATCCATAATTCGATCCCCTCCCGTTTAAAATTCGACGATTTCCGTCCACTTCCGTCTATGAGCCATCTCATTTTCCGCATAAAACTCCGACCAGCAGTCGCCGGCGCAACAAAACACATCGTTCAGCGAGTCGTATACGGCGGACTGGCCTTCGTTAATGGGCGCTTGGCATGCGGCGCCTCTAACTCCTCTTACAGTATAAAATCCGCCAGGGGTGACGTCGTATCGAGCTTCTTCTGTTAGTCGTATGATATCGCCAACCTTTGCGTCTCCCTCAACGCGTTCGTACTCCGCACCTTCATACGAAAGTTTCGTAATTTCGCCACCCACCATATCGAGCGTCTTTACGTCTTTTAATGCCGCCATCGTTTCGTCCTCCTTTGATTGACCGTCCGACCCGGTAAGGTCAAACCGCCTCCGCTTCGTTTTCTAATGCCGCCAAGAATGCGCGGTCTAGGTTCAGTTTTAGTTCGTGCCATGCTCGGACGCCTTCGTTCTTACGCGGCATCCAATAGTCCGTAAGGCCGCGGTTTTCAAACATATATGCGCGCGTTTCTTGGTCATCGATCAATACTCCGATAAAATAGTCGGCGTCGGCCTTCGTGTATGGTAAGCCCGTATTTTTTCGTCCACTAACCGTCAGATAGCCGCGACTTTCCAAACGGTCACGAATCGTCTTGACCTGAATACGTTTGATTGCGCCCGTAATCGGCTCGGCCGCGAGAATATCGTACGGCTCTTCGGTCTCCGGCTTACTAACGCCTGACCAGCCGGCCGCCATTAAGGCAGCGCGTGCGATCAGTTCGGCGAATTTGCCGATCGTTTCTTCTTTATGCGCCATACTCAGTCCTCCTCCGGAATATGTTCATCGAGAATGTCCGCGATCTCTGCTGCGATATGAGCCTCGTGTCCTACTAACGAACGAGTAGCGCTCTCTAAATCCTCGTTATATATGTCGCGGACGCGTTCCCACATTTCTTCCGACTGTACGACCTCCAATGACGATTCGATCGCGACTAATTCCGCCAGCGAAACTTCTACGGTGACCTTTTTCGATAAATCTAACGTCTGCGTTTCCGTTTTAATTTCTCGCATCTATACGCCCTCCTTAAAATGGTAAGTCTTCTTCGGCTGGAAGTTCGTCGTTTGCTGCGACATCGTCAAGCGATTCTCCGATCAGCGCCAAGTTAAAGCCGGCCGTGACAAGATTTTGGAGCATTTCCTTTTCGTCAGCTTCGTAAACAATTCCATCGAATAGGGTCGCATCAAATTCTTTACCGTCCTGCGCCTTAAAGTTCGCTTGTTCTTCCGGCGTCAAGTCCTCCTCGAAGTCGATTAACGGGTTAAGCGAAACCACTGTGTCTCGTGCGTTCCCTGTTGCGTTAGTTTTCGTTAATTCGAACGCCAGCTTACCGAGCTTCTTTTCGTATTTAAGTATCTGCGTACGAACGGTCTGTGCTTGCGGCTTACTTAGGTCGATTAATAACTCCTTACCGGTCGCTAGATCGATAAATCCTAAGATAAATCGTAGTGATCCACGGTATTTACTTGCGAGTTCCTTTTGCGCCTTTTCTTCTTTTTCGTTACCGCTCTCTTTCGCTTGCTGAGCTAATTTAGCGTGATATTCCGCAGCTTTATCCCATGAAGTGAGGTTGCTCTCTACGAATCCCTTTTTATTTAATGTCGATGGATTCTTTGCTCCGAAGGTAGATACCTTACCGAATACGTTGTAGCCATAGTAACTCATCAAATCGATAGGACCCATGACGCGTACTTTGTAAGACGTTCCGATCCCGAACTTCGAGAAGCTGCGTTTGTTTAAGTTGCCGCCCCCTTCGTTACTTACTTCAAGTCCTAGTAATGCGTCTGCGCCTTTTTTGAATTGTGTCATCCGATTACCTCCGTTAATTTGTTTTAGGGTTTGACCCTCGCAAAACACCGGTATCTGCGCCCGAGACGCCGCCAGCGCACGGCATAGCGACGCGACAGTTTTACTTAACGAACGCCCCGGTATTCTCCGAGCGTCGGCGGTCATTCGCCGCCTTTAGTCCGTCTCTCTTCTCGTAAAATCGACCAATACATGCCGCCGATAATGAATGTCGAGATACTGCCGACGAATGCAGAGTACATTAGGAAGTCGTCAAACATAGAGATCACCGAATTTAGAAATCGCTTTGATATCGGACTCTAGTTTTTCTTCGCGTGACTTAAGTGCTGCGTACTCGACTTCTTCAGCGCTCAGCTTCTCGTTGATCGCATCGACCGTCTTCGGCGCCTTAGCCTTAGCGAGATTGACTTTTAAATGAGCGATATCCAAGTTCTTTTCTGCGATTGCGATCTTCAGCGCACGCAGCGAACGGTTTTTGTTTTTGATGATCGTGTTTGATTTACGTTTAATTGCGTCTTTAAGCTCTTCCGGCAGTAGCTCCGTTTGATTCGTCGTCAATGGCTCAGGCATCGCGTAAACGGTCACGATAAGGTCGCCGTCCAAAATCATACGAGTGCGTGATTTAATATGATCGCGTACTTCGCAGTTCTTGCCTTGCTTATTCTGCGTTGTGCCGACGTTCGCAGCCGTTTGCATAAGCTGCTGTAAGCGTGATTTTGCGTTACGTCTTTCAAAGCCCAAACGCTCAACTGCGCGATCTTCTGCGTGCTTAGATACTCGATATTGTTTCATCCGACGCGCACCGCCTTAATGGTCGCAGGACGATAAAAGTCAGCCGGATCATCTTCGCGGTTCAATGAACCTTCGTAGAGTAGTTCCGTTAATTTTTGGATATTGATTGCGGGTGGGAAATCGTTTGTAGGTTGTTTCATAGTACGTTAGCCTCCTTAAATTTTAGGTATAACGTACTAGACAGAGGGTTGTTCGCATGGTGTTCGCTTGAAATTCGCTTGCCAAGCGATTATCATTAAAATACGTAGCGAAGCCCTCGTGCCTAGATACGTGGTTATGCTGTTAATTCGCGTTGACAGTGTAGTTGAAACCGACGGATAAACTTTCGATGCGTTTCGGAATTTCCACCAAAGCGTTGCGCCAACAACGCGGAAATCTCTGTCGTATTCGTAAAGCCATCGGTCCAACATTCGAGTATTACCTTTTTACGAAGGTCGTTCTGCGCCAACAGAGCGATCTTTTCTTTTGCCAATAAACCGTCATCGATAGTCGCCAAACTGTCGTGAGGTTCCCACGAGATATTGCCATCGTCTCGCATTCCTTCTATAGATAAAGCCGCTTCTTTTCGTGAAGCCTTCAGATACTTGTTTCGTTCCCTTACGATAATACGTTGTATCAACGCTTTCTTATCGCGTCCGTTGTCTTCGTACCTTTCGAGCCAGTAGCCTATCGAGTTAAAGCACCGCTGCTCGAACGATGTTTGGTCGGGAACTAAGTGTGCGATTCGTTGCGATTCTCTTTGTACATACGGAATCGCTCCGTAATCTGCGGCTAATTGAAGTCTATTAAATTTTTGTTTATTCAAATGTTTTTCTCCTCCCGTCCCTTACACTTATACAGTCGCATATGGTCTGTTAGAATCGGGACATTTGATTTAAAGTTTTTTATAATTTTTCTTCCATGTCCATATAGTACCAAAAGCAACTATGTAATATTTGAAAGTTGAAAAACTAAAAAAAGATTTTGATTTTAAACTAGATTCTATTTTTAGACAAAAAAAAGAAGCCTAATGGCCTCGTTATCCTCCTGGACGAATGTCTGCTGTTTTGTATGGTTGCTCTGCTTCTAGCGCCCCGTCCGTTCCTTTGTTAAGCTGTACAGTTGATACCGCGATTGCTGAAATCAATAAAACACTCAATAAAATCTTCTTCAAAATAAAGCATCCCCTTTTTCGTGTAGTTGTAGTTTGAAAATGTATCAATTAGGTACTTAGGCACCCCAGCGTCTTTAAAATCTCTCATTACCAACGCTGAAAAGAAAAAGTCTGAATTGAATAGAAATTGACGATGGCATTCGAATAGCCCTTCGACACTACCTTTTTTATATTTTTCGAGGTATATGTAAAAGTCGTCCGTTCTCTCTTCGTATATCACCTCCTTTAATTGATCTAGTAATGCTGACAGTTTATCGGGGTCTTTTCTATTAACATACGCTTCTGCAAGTAGGAAGTTGTTTTTTGCGTTTGTAATAACGAAATCAACACCTGTTTTATAAGCGTATTTATAACTCTCTTCAAATATGGCCATCGCATCTCTTTTACCTTTTGACATCGCAATCATGCCTAAAATATAGTTCGCGTCAGAAACGGATTTATTCGAGATGTTTCCGTTCTTAATTATGGTTGCGTAGTGTTTGGCTGCGCCGAGATTATTTAAACGTAAGTACACAGGCGACATCAACTCAGCGAATCGATGCACGTAGCACTCTTTTATGAATAGCTTCTTCTTATCGCCTAATGACTTGATGCTGTCTCCGATTGAAGGCGCCAGCTCTAGGATCGAGTGAATCTGACCCTTTCCATAATAACCATAACACATATAGATCGAAGATAATATTCGTAATTCTTTGTGCTTACTCTTTGAAAAAAGGCTCATTGTTTCGATCATATCATCAATACTAATTTCCGCATTAATGTAATTCAAGATAGTTTTGTAAATTTGAACATGGTCTTCTAAACCGAATGTCTTTTTGTGAACATTGATTAACGAGTTTAATAAATTTGTGTTTCTCGTAACTGCTGCGTACTCCATCATTTGTTTTAAGTAATCATTGTTATCAGTCTTTTGAATCGACAAACACCATTCGGAAATTTTTTTATTTGAGTTGTTCGGAAAAAGGAAGTGTGCGAGGATTACAAGTGCTCTAAAGCTAATAGTTCCATTATTCCGGAAGTGCGTCATGGTTGATTTATCTGCTCGAATGATTTTTGCGATTTCGTTATACTTCAAATCATTGTCTTCAATCAAACTACATAATTCTCTTCTGATCGATTCCAAAAGCTCTGACCCCCTTCGTTTGTTCTTGTCTTTTTATATAGGTTGAGTATAATTGAAGTATACAATAAATGTTCGCGTACGTAAACATTTATTTTAAATATTTTTCCAATAAAATACGGAGGTGGTTGAATTGGTTGATTTCTCGCCGCTTTTTGACACTTTAAAAGAACAAGGCAAATCAAAAAGTTATTTGCGCAATTTTATGTCGTCGTCTACTCAGGCTAAAATTACGAAAGAGCCCGCGATGAACGGCGCTAACTTAGAGTTCCGCGTAATAGAACGTATTTGTCTCGAATTGGACGTGCCTATCGAAAAGGTTGTCCGTATTCTTCCAAATCCGCCCGAATGACGATGGAATCGGCGGCGTTATGTGGTATAATTTCCTTCGTAAAGCGCGTCATTTTGCTTTGCGGAGGTGTTTATCTCGCAGTATTCGGTCGTCAATTGCCGGATAAAGGAACTGTGTTATAGACGTGGTTATACGCTTATACAACTCGCAGAAATGGTCGGTATCTCAAAAACGCAGCTTTCCGATTACATAGCGCTTAGAAACGTTCCTAATGTTGAAATGGCGTATTCTATTGCGCGCTGCCTCGACTGCCCGGTCGAAGCTTTATATAATTGGCGTCCTTTATCCGGTAGCAACACGGAGGGTTAAGACAACCTCCGCCGACCGAAAGTTCGGATATTCCCGAACCTTACGTTAATACTTACCGCCTCCGCACGATCAACAACTCGCTTAAGAGCGTCCTCACCTTCCGCTATTAATAATTCATTTGCGTCTTTGTACTTCGTTATATAACCGTGCGCAAGCCTGACTTTGCCGCGCATCTTTAGCTCGACCTCCTTCCGTAATTTCTCACCGGCTTCGTCGTTGTCAGATACTACTATTAAATATTCGATCGGAGACTGCGCAATTATGTCCGCCTTTCGGTCGGAAAATTTACTGCCGCCTGTCGCAATGCCGCAAAAGCCCGCCGTACGCCACGAATGCGCATCGATTTCAGCTTCGGACAAAACCGCTACTTTGGCGCGATCAGCATACACGGTTTCGATGCCGTATATTAATTCGCGAATCGGCAAACCGTCTTTGGCGTACCAAAATGCTTTATTTCGGGTCGATCGGTATTTTACGTTTGCTAGGCGCTTATTAGGCAGCCGCCACGGTATCACTACCGTTTGTCCGGTCAAGCCTACGCCTGCTTCACGCTGGACGTCTTCGCTTATGCCGCGATTGGTTAAGTAAGCGCTGGGGCCGATCTCTACGCCTGCCAATAAAGACTCGGCTAAAGGACGTCTAGGCTCAACGATTTTCAAACGTGGAATGCGGAGTTTTAGGCGTGTATCACCTTCGCCAGTACCATAGGTCTCGACGAGATAATAAGCCGTTTCTTCTTCGGTTTCTTCGCGCAGAAACGCAAGCAGTTTAATGAAGCCGCCACGTTCGCCTGTGCCGCTGTCTCCGAAATAGCCGGCCTTTGCGGTCGGAGTGTCCTCGTAGTATACGTAAAAGCTAGGAGTCCGGTCATCGCGAAAAGGGCTTGCCGCCGTTAAACGGTCAGCGTGCCACGTTGGACGATTCCATTCGTATTGTTCTAATTCTTCTCGAATATCTACGTCCGTAGGTACGCCATTGATCGTAAGCATAGACATGTATATACTACTCCTTTCGTTATATTACACTATTCTCATCGACATTGTAGTCGTAATTTGTCGAAAAGATTCAGAATTTTACGGTGTAATTCATGGTAGGAGTTCCAATTTTTAGAATCCGAAAGCCGCTAAATCCACTTGCTTAATTAGTCCGACTTGCGGCAGATATACGATTTCTACGACTTCATCTTCGCCACCATCACGCCCCTTATTGACGCCAATCAAGCCGCGTCCATCTCTTGCGTTCGTATCGACCGGAATTAATACCGCGGCATCTTCTAGTAAGGACGACGTTTTCTTTACGTCTTTTCGTTTCGGCAGCTTAATTTCACGATTTCCGTCCTCGTCCTCAGTCGCGTCATCTTCTCCGGCTTGTGTAATAGCGAAAATGACAACGTCCATCGTTCCGGCTAAACGGCGCATTTTTTTGGACGTATCGGCAGCAGCGCCGCCGGTCGTTTTATTCGAGTTTGATTCGTAATCGAGGTAGTAGAACGGATCAATCATAACTACGTCTGCCTTCGTCTGCTCAATATCCGCTTTGAGGTCTTTTAGCGAACGAGAATCAAAGTCTTTGTCGTCTACGGCACGAACCGTAATGGCCCCGGCAATAATCGTATTTAACGTCGCGATAAATTCCATAAAGCCCGCCTCGAACTCTTCCGATAACTTGCCTTGGCGAACGTCCCTCGAATCAAAGCCGGCTTCCATTTGCTGACCATCGATTTCGGTCAAAGCAACGCCTTGATCTCCGGAAAGTGATACGTAGATACGTACAAGCACCTCGAACCATCCCATCTCCATCGACCAAATGAGAACGTTAGCGCCTTGGATTGCGCAATTAATAACTTCTTCGAGTGTGATCGCCGACTTGCCGCGCCCTGACTTTCCGTACACAACGTACATGTTCGAGCTAACGTATCCGCCGATCGCCTTATTAAGCGCCGGAAACTTACTGTTCCATATGCGGAAAGACTCGCCAGCCTTGCGTTTTTCGTATTCGGCTCGGAACTTATCGACGTCTGTCACGACGTTTGTTCCTACCGTTTTACGAACGCTTGTTCTTATTTTACTCCGTTCCGCGACTTCGGTCAACCAATCAAAAAATTCCTGCGGATTACCTCCTTCCTGTACGCGGTTGAATCGCTGAATAAATTCCGAATCGGCTTTTTTGACTCCGTTGGCGCCGTACTTATCGTTGAATATTTCGGTAAAGTCGTTTAGCGCAGCCGTTTCCTTTGCCTTCTGCGCCAGGTACTCGAACGTTGCGTCGATACTAAATTCCGGCTGGAATGTCGGTACTTCCGTCGCTACCATCTCAGCGGTAGGCGCTTGGTTGCCGTTCTTTTCCGCATAAGCGCTGATATACTCGAAGGCTGCCCGTTCTCCGTCCGTTTGGAAATCCTTACGTGTCAATCCGTATCGCAATAAAGCCGAAGGATCGTTAGCTTCGATCACTTTCGATAAAAGACTAGTTCCGAAGCTCATCGACGATCAGCTCCCTCGATAGCCAATTGCGTCATTACTTCGTCCATCTTCGCCTTAAACGCTAAGTCACCCGTCTTGACATACTGCGCCTTGTTCCAGTTGTAAATGTCGAGTAGGTTGTCGGTTTGTGCCGCCGCCTCTTTACGTTCCTGCTTACGCTTTTCCGCTTCAATCGCGCTTAACTGTCTCGGTGTCTTCGGCTGTTCTTTTGCTGCCACATTAGCCGCCTCCGTTTCGTAGTTTATTAGATAAACGGTACTCCTTGCCGGCGGATAGTCTTCGAGATTGAAGTCCGCCAAGAAATCCTCCGCAACTAGTGCGTCTGCAATTAACGCCATGTCTGCCTCGAACGCTTCGAGCCATTCGCCGTTAATCGCGTCGTACAGGTCGTATTCAATAAAGTTAAAGACGGCCTCTTTCGACGTTTCCTCGATGTACCTAGCGCAGTCAATGTAGAAGACGCGTCCTTTATAGCCTTCGACGGAAACTAGATCGCCAGTTTTATAGGCCGGCGTATGATCCGCAAATTCAAGTGCATCTAGCTTATCGGAAATAGCGAGTTTGTCTGCGCCTTCTCCGTTAGCCAACGAATCCGCAACGAGTAGGTCACGTAAGTATTGAATTTCCGTTAATGATAATCCGCTCATTTACAGCCGCCTCCTTTTTGATCCGCCTGCGAAGACGATCTCTCTGCATTGGTCGGCGATCCGATCCGCCAAGCGCGCTTCTCCGAATACTTCCGGCAGATCCGCCATTTTGATATTCGACGTATAAACGGTCGGCATGCGGTTCGTAACACGTTGGTTGATTACGGTGTGTAAATCGCCTCGAAATCCGTCCGTTGCGTCTCGTACACCTATATCGTCTAGGACTGCGAAAGGCGCCCGTTTTGCTGCTTCTAGCGCGGCATAATAGCGCTTGGCTGCCGGTTCTGCGATTGCGTCGGGAACTCGCGGTCTATTAAACTCGTTGTATTCGTTTTGCCACGCATTAACATCGAGAAAGTACGCCGGACGCTGGTCGGGATGTATGCCGCGCTTCAAGGCGCCGATGTAATGGACCGTTAGATATTCGTTTAAAAGAGCCGCCGCCGTCGTCGTTTTGCCGGTTCCTGATTTCGCGCTATATAAATACAGCGATTTAATGCGGTCGGCTTCGGCGTCAAATTGGCGTTCAAACGTCTGCGCATAAGCATCGACCGCCTTATAAGCTCCGGGTTGATCGGCGCGAGCAGGCGAGTTGCTCAGCGTCACTAGCCGATAGTCTTCCGCCAATCCAGCCGCCCCCGACCGTCCGCCTCCGCCGTCTAAGCCATGCAAGCCGAGGTATAGTTCGCAGTGTTTCGTACAATTAACGCCACCGGCTTGGGCGCATTTGCTTGCGAGTAGGCATCGTGATTCATTCGTCATTCATAGTCGCCTCCTTTCGGTTTAGTTTTCTACGATGTTGAGAACGTGAGCCTTTCCGTTAATTTTCTCAACGAAAATATAAACGACACAATTAGTACCTTCGACTACCCGTAACGTCCCTTCCGTATAATCTAAATACGGTTCGATGGTTTTATGGTCGAAAATCATTCGCCATCACCCGCTCTCGAATCGTCAATGATTACGTAGCCACCACCGGAGCCTTGTAGTGCGCTAATTCTTATAGTTGATACTGGTTTTGCGCCCGGTATATGACTGTCATCAACGACTTCAAGAACGTAGGCATTACGATAATTAACAACGTCACCCACACGAACATCTGTCGGCTGCGGCACGTTTAAGTACTCCGATGGCACTTCGAGACCTAACGCACGTCTTAGCGCAATAGCCTTACCGATGTGTGCGTTGAAGCAGTCGTCAGGGGCGCATTTAGCGATTCCTTTAGAGATTACTCGACCGTTTTCAAATAACTTACGCAATGCTACGACGGTTCTTTTTTCAGCATTTACGATAAAGTCGTAAGTGTACACCGCAAAATCATCACAAGTTCTGTCTTTAACGTCTTCCTTCGCCTTGTCAACGACCCCATCTCGTTTCTGCTGATCAGACTTCTCATACGTACCATGCACCGCCTCAATTTCCGCATCAAAACGACCTTGATCGTAGCCGTTCTTATACGAACGTGTTCTCAGCACCTTCATTGCGTCCTCAACTAGCGCAATTAATTCGTCATAGTCCATTTCGAATAGGTTCGGTGCTGGCGTATGCTCTCCGACTATGACTTCGTATTCGTGGTGCAAAATTCCACGCGGGACACCTACTTTTACGGTCACTTCTCCTAGTCCAGTTACCTTAAAGACATCGCCCTTCTCATAGTAACCGCCTGTTAACATAGCATTCGTAATCAAAATCCGCTCGCCTACACGCGCTTTACGTTTCTCCGTCTTATATTGCGTCACAATGTTCCAGCTCCTTTTCGTATGTTTTAATCGCGATTTCTGCGTGCTCAAGCGTCAGTGGAATCGTTGTTTCGTCGGTCATGAAAACGGCATTTCCGACGCGTCCGCGGTTCTTATACCATGCCATCGCAATATAGCCGCCTGTACCTTCGTAAGTTTCCGGAGCATAATCGTTATCAACTCGAACATATCCGAATGTTCCCGCCGACATATCACAACGAGTAACGACGCTATGCTTATGCGCTATCTCTCGTAATTTACTCATCGTCGCGCACGCCCAATTGTCCTCCGAGAAAGCCCCGTTTTCAAACGCACACACCGGATCATCGCCCATCCATGTCTTTCCACGTTCTTCGCAAAGTCTGCACGCCATACTAAAACAACTCCCCGTAGTTTATTTGCGACTGCGCCGCCGCCCTTTGATCGTCTTCCTCCGCCTGTTCAGCCGTCTTTTGCTTTACGAGCAACGGCGGCAGGTGCCGGTCTCGCATATACGAAAACATAAATCCGAAATTGCAGCCGGGCCATTGAGCCGTCGGTTTCTTATGCGCAAAGCAAGCGTCAATAAATTCCCGCACGATAGCCGCTCCATGTTCGCCGATCATCGTCTTTAGGTTCCGCGCCTCCATGCCGCGATTGTTGGCGACGTACTTAATGCCGTAGACTTCGAGGTGGCGTTCGTGTAGATAGACGATGAAGTCGCGTGCCGTCCATTTTTCGATGGGCTTTTCGTTCATAAATACCGCCTCCTATTCTTCGGTAGACTCAGTTTCTACGGTTATTCCGTTTATACGCTTCTCTCGGTACTCGTGATCAATGCCCGCTATATCAACGCTCCCATTGTACGTATAGTAGCTGTACGCAATTGATTTGACACGCTGTCCGAATTTCGCTAGATCATTATCGATAATGCGTTTTATATCCGATAATTTGTAGGTCATTTCCATTACGCATTCACCCCTTCGATTTTGATGCCGAGGAGATCAAGCGTCCGACTGATGCCGGTCGAAACACCTGTCGTATAATAATCGTCGTCACTATATGGCTTCGACTTTTCGTGTTTGGCGTAAATAGCCTCGTAATATTCTCGTACTTTTTGCTCCCGTGATTTTTCGATTTCATATCCGTTGATTAATGCGGCCGCCAATGAAACGCGACTTAAATCGTTCAGTACTGCGCAATGCCTGACATATACGCCAAAATGACTCAAAATATATTCGTCGTCCCTGCCGAGCCCTCTTAAATACGTTATAGCTCCCGCCTGCTCTTTCGTGATTTCCGGCTTCATTTTAGAGCCTCCTTCGCAGTTTTAATGAAAAATTCGTTCATGTGTCTCGTTGATAAAAACGTACTCATCTTACGTTCTTTTATTTCCGTAAGAGCATCCCTCAATCGCTCATTCTCCGCAATAAGCGCCGCCATAGCCTGACGTAATTCTGCGATTTCTTCATCCTTCGTTTTAGTCATTCCGCGGCCTCCCATTCCGGAAATAAATCTTCCATATCTACCTCGCGTTTTGATCCGTCGCTGGCCTTTACGAAAATACCGCCAACTTCTCCCGGCTCACTTTTCCGAACAGTAAGTCCGAGATGACCGTATGTCTCTTCGAGTTTCTTAACGTCAAACGTTTCAGCCACGGTTTGACCGCCTCCTATTTCGGAATTTGTTTTTTACCGCTGCAACAGATCGGACACTTAATTGTAAGGATCTCGCAATCATCATACGTGTTTCCGCAATTACCACACTCAATATTTCTATCCACGATTTGACCGCCTCCCAGCCGTTTTATTTGTCGTGAGTATTAGCGCCCTCGATCGTCAGTGCCGCCGCTAATTCCGTGCGAAATTCCCGTACCATTTGCGCGATCTCGGCTAAAGTCGTCGCCTCCGACGTTTTGATCCGTCGGTTCATTACGTCCAAGACGGCGCGATCAATCGTAGGGTGATACGAAACTTCTCGCCAGCGCTCGACCGGCGTCGGGTCGGCGTCAGGGTTCTCGGCTAATTTCTTCGGCCAGCCCGGCGCTTTGGTCGGATCGGTGAAATATCGTTCATTTACGATGATGTTGTGGACGTCAGATGTAAGTTTGTAGTCGGGTGAGATCGGAATGTTAATCGTCATGCTTATCGGGCTCCTTTTCGATTATTGATTGACGCGATTCGAGAATCTTTCGTGCTTTATCGAGTTCAGCTATTTCGTACTGAGAAGGCGGTAAATTAACCGGGTCAAGTGCGAGTATCTCCTCCGCCTGTTCTTCGGAAATCGTCGATTCGCTTTCGTTTATTAATCGCAATACTTTGTCGCTTAAATCGGCTACCTTTAGTTTTACGCCGTCTTTAAATTGCGCATGGGAGCTCGGGTGCAGTTCGTCAAGTGCTTCGTAGATCACAACGAGTTCATGTTTCGTAAACATAACGCACCTACTTTCGTTTTATTTAAAACCGTAGCAATTCGTTCGCTTACGCTCACTCTTTGCAAATATCCTTTATCGCGATAGATATATCTTTTAAAGTAACTATTTGCGCGAAAGGTTTTGATTGAGCGCTATTATTAGTTTAGTTAAAATAAGTCTAGTTAAATGAGTTTAGTTCGTCTTCAAACTGTGAAGTACCTTACTTCAAATCTTGCAGGGGGCTATTATCGTTTTTTGAAGTGCCGGTCTCAACGAACCACTCCGGCGGCTCCCACAACGTATATTCATTCGAGGTCTGCCCGTTCGCATTCTTCCGTTCTTTGACGTCAATAAGGTCGAGCTCCTTCAGCCTGCGTAATGCTTTCCGCACCGTATTCGTTGAGCACCGACATTTGTCTGCGATAGTCTGAACGCTTGGATGCGACTTCTTACTCGTATTGTCCGCGTAGAAGCAAAGAACGGAGTATACGAGTTTCTGAACCGGTTTATCTAAATAAGTTTCGTCTGCGATAACCGACTTCGTTACTCGGACGAATCTATGGTCGTGAAAGTCGATCGGACGCTTGGCGTTTGTCAT